GGCATGGTCGATCAGCGTCTGGACATTGAAGACCTGTCCGTAGGTGTCTGAGTAGGACATTTGATCTCCTTCAGAAGCCTGAGCACTTCCAACGCTTCATTGAAGCCCTTGCGCGGCTTCCAGGCTCACTTTTCTCGGCAATCGGACGCATCCGGGCGCAGAAAGAGTCCTTCCGAGGTCCTCCTTGGGGCTGCGGAGCCTTCAAATTGCTGCCTGTCTCGCGGTTTATTTTGTCCCGACCCTTCTGAGTCAGTCCTGCGCCTTGCGAGACCGGAAGTTTTTCACCTTTTCCCACAGAGAGAGAAGGGCCGCCTTCAGCCTTTGTAACAGGGAGGTGACCATAAGAACGTCCTTTCACGTTGGACTGCGTGTACTCAGCAGCAACTTTCGGGCTAATGCCGACCTTTTTGGCGAACTCGGGGTTGTGCTCCGCCGCCTTCATTAGCCTGAACTGGGCTTTTGACTTGGCAGGCATGATCAATCCGGGTTTTTGATCAGAATTCCACCGGCATACATACTGCAAGTCAATGGGCCACCAGAACTGGACTTCACGCAAAACTGAATGTCAGTTTTTTCGGTGTGAGCAATTGGCGCAGTGAACGGAGTCTCTTGCTTTTGCACAAACACGGTCTGATGCGTCACTGTGATCGCGCCTGACACATTGTCCTTGTTGTACTCTTGGGCCGTCATATATGCGCTAGATGTAAACCCAATGGCGGCATCGTATTGGGTGTACGACAAGTAAAATGTGTACCCCGCCGGAACGGTGTAAATCGACATCTGCGTCTGACCAACACCGGGGTTAATCTGTGCATAAGTCGTCGAACTGATCTTCGCCGTAATCGTGCCAACATTCGTTCCGTTGGTCACATACATTGTGTTGATGCGAAGAAACGAATTTGTGGTGGTGACGTTGGTCGTGCCATTGAGGGCGATGGTCTCAGACAGTGGCGCAAATCCGGCGCCACAACCTTCAATCCGCACACTCAATGCAGTGGTGTCGGATGCGGAACTACTGACCAACACCAAAGGCGCAGCCGAAGAAGGGGGGGTGTACAAACCGCCCGATTGCGTTTGGCCTTCCCACATAGGACCAAAAGCAGTGTTTGCGATGTTGGGCGTGTAACCAAAAATTTCTATGCCGGTATGGCCGTCAACTTGATTGCGAGAGACCTGAAGGTCAAACGGCTCATAAGCGCCCTGCCGAGTGGCGGAGGAGTAGGTTCCCATTCAAAATCTCCAAAGAAAGCGAGGGCCGAAGCCCCCGCTCGTTTTCAGCACTTTACCGATCCGCCCCGCTTCTTGGAAGGGGTGACAGTTACAGACTTTTCAGTCTTGGTCACACTTCCCGAAGGAGCCTCCTTGCCGGAGAACAGACCCTTGGCAGCCTCAAACATCCGCTTTGGGGCTCCAAGGATGGAGTCACGCATTGCCTTGTTCTCGGCTTCCTCGGCCTTCTCGTAGTCGCGGTAGGCGCGTTCAGCATCGGCTTGCTTGATCGCAGATTGAGCCTCGGCGGGGATGCCGCCTTTGTTCATCTTGATCGAGCCGCCCTTCTTGAACGTCCCCGACTGGAGATTGTTCTTCACCGACTTAGAGACGGGCTTGGCCGGGTACGCGACGGGACGACCAGAGTCGTTAACACTGCCCCCCGCCGCGAAGGCTTTTTTTGCGGAGCCGCCTTTCTTGAAGCCACCCGCATTGCCTTTGCGAACCTCACCAGTGGTGGTGTTGGTCACGCCGGGAGGAGTCGTGGAGACATTACCCTCCACGCCGCCGCCCTTGGCATAGCAAGCCTTGCCGCCCTTCTTGTAGCCACCGGCATTGCCCATCTTGACCTCGCCGGTCTTCTTGGGAGTGTGGTGCTCGCCTTCAGCCGTGTTCATCTTGGTGGAGACATACTTGCCACCACCGCGCTCAGACTCAGCCACAGGCAGGATGCCGCTCTTGGGAACGCCACCCTCGGCCATCTTGACCTTGCCACCCTTTTTGAAGCCGCCTTGGCCCATGACCACGCCGCCCGTTGCAAGACCCTTGTGGGCCTTGGAGGCAGGCTTGCCCTCGTGAGACTTCAACTCAGACTTCAGACCCTTGAGGGCCTTCATCTCAGCCTTGTGCTCCTTCGGAGTTTCGCCACCCTCCTTCATCATCGGACGACCCATCATGGCGGCCCGACGAGCAGCCATAGACGGAGCGGCAGGACGACGAGCGGGCGCCATACCGCCACGAGCAGGTGCTGCAGACGGAGCCGCAGCCAGACCACTCATGACGCCGCCGTTCATCATCTTTTTAGGATGAGAAACAGCGCCACCCTTCTTGAGTTTCAACTCAATAGAGGGCTCGGTGGTCATCATTTTGACCATCGGTTTGAATTGGCCCATGATGCCTCCTTAGACCTTCTGGGCGTACACCACCGTGAAGCGGTACACACCCTGAGTGGTGCTGATAGTGCCGTTCGGGGCAATCGTGAAATAAACGCCAGTATTGGCGCCAATGTCACTCATGGCCAGAAGTTGGGCAGTCGTGAAGGTGATAGAAGCGCGGCCACCGGAAATGACGTTGGTAGCAGACACATATTGAGTGCCTGCCGCCGCGGTGCCAACCGTTGCGTTGATCGCCGTAGCGGAACCACCACCAACAACCTCATCCACCATTTGATCGATGAAGATGTTGATGATCTGCGAGCCGGACGGAAGGGTAACGCTGCTCGTGACGGCAGTTCCCGCGGAGACCGTGGTCACCGTGGTGGTCTGCGCCGTAAGGACAAAACCGCCATCGACGGTATCCGTCAGAGTGCCGGAGCCGGTGCGAAGCGTCGAGCCAATATACGTTTGTGCCATTGTCTTTCTCCTTAAAAAGTGGAGTTCAGGTATGAAATGGCCGCTTTGAGAAAGTCAGTGTTGTCTCGGAACAAGCCAAGACCACGGTTGCACTTGGTGCAAAGCAATCCTCTTGCCTTGCCTGTAGTGTGATCGTGATCGACTGGCATTGCAATCACCTTGCCGCGAATGACAGCCGTTTCGGGCTGCTTGCAGATAGCGCAGACATTGTTTTGCTTGGAAAGTTGCTCACGGTACCACTCAAGAGTGACGCCGTAATTTCTGCGAAGGTCTTGCGCCAAATAGTAGTCCGGGTTTGCGGCACGCGATTTACGATGCCACTCACGCATGTACTCTTTGTAGTCTTCAGAGCAAGCCCTGTTTTCTTTCCAATAAAAGTTGTCTTTGCCCCAAGGCTTTGTTGGCTCAGGTCTCCATGCAATTGCTTTTTCGGGCCTCTTTGGAACATCTTTGACAAATGCCCAAAAATCTTCCCGCCAAGACTCTTGCATGTCCAGGCGATGGTATCGACGCAATCCACACCACGACTTGTAAGCCGGATGCTTTTCGCGCTTCCCCCAATCATCTGGACGACTTTCACCAACATCTCCGTGACGCTGCACCCGCATGTAATGCTTGCGGCATAAGCCTTTGGCAATTGCAGGCTGAGTGCAGTTATGAACATGACATTTCTCCGGCATCAGTAATCTCCATCGGCTTGTGGCCTTTGAATTTTACTGATGCTTGAGTCATTTCACAATACCTGTGTCAAACCCCAGGAGTGCCATAAAGGGCGCGAGGATCGGTGAAGCCAACGTCGTAACGCTCGGTGGCCTTGTACCGCATGGTGTCGGTCTCAAAGTCCCCTTCCATCGTCTTCTCCAAACGACGGCGCATCAGCAACTTCATGCCTTCCGGTGCGTCGGTCTGCACCCACCATGCGGTGGGAGAGGTCAGACGCGACAGAACAGCGGCACCCTCGTCGAGCAAGCCAATCGACTTGACCGGGTTGATGTCGTTGTTCGCGTTACCGGCACGCAGCACGGACTTCAGCAGCACTTCGGCCTGGAAGATGTTGCCAGGAGCCACCACCAGTTGGCGGGGAACCAGACGGATCTTCTTGCCGTTGTTGTCCACAGCCTGACGGATCTGAATCAGCATCTGCTCCAGAGAGGTCTGGGACAGGTTGGCTGCAGTCGTCAGCAGGTTGGAGAACGTGCCGTTCACGATCGGGTGCGAAGCGCTGTTCAGAGCCACGCCGTCGCCGCCTGCGTACTGGCCGCCCGTGAAGGCGTTGTTCAGCACGTTGGCGCACAGGGTTTCCTTGGTCTCAACCAGGGACTGTGCGAGGTGACGGGCATAGACCTGACCGATACGGATATGGTCGCCGTCTTCCACGAGCACCTTGGTCAGAGCGAAGGCCAAGCCATACACCCGGTACACATAACGCTTGAGGAAGAGCACGCCACCCTGCTGATAGGTCACCGGAGTGCCATCAGGCAGTTGGGGCGCTGCGCCAAATCCATAAAGGACCGGCTCTTCGTGATAGTTGCGAGGAATGCCTTCTTGCTCGCGGAAAACACGCGACCATTCGTCGGCGCGTTGGTCGTACACACCATCGAAGCATTCGTTGAGGATCGGCTCAACGATTGACCGAAAGTCTGTACTGCGCATCGGGGCTGCCATGATTCGCCCTCCTTATTAGATAGCGATCGGGGTGTAGTTAGCACCCGAGACGCGGATTTGAGCGAATTGATGCTCGGCAACCGTCACGCGGACGATCGTGAAAGCATCACCCCAGTCATTGCCCGGATAAGGGGCAAGGTCGACGATCCGCACTTGACCGGCGTTGTTGGCGCCGACAAGAGTCGAGTTCATCGTGCACTGCGACAGACCAGTGGTGGTCGAGCCTGCAGTCAGGTTGGTGAAGTTGGCTTCGTCGCCAATGGACGACTGAGCAACCGAACCGTCAGCCTGAATTTCGTAAACGATGTTGGGATCGTTGTAGAAATAGGCCACGCACGAACCGGTCTGGTATGCCGTAGCGGCAGGCCAGTAGTTCGAGACGCGACGACGACCGGTCGTGTCGGTCCACTCGACGCCATCAAAGGCGCCAACAAAGGCTTCCGTACCGGTCACCTGTTCAATGGTGCCAGAGGTCACATACTTGACCGGTTGGCCCTTGAGGATGTCGGACGAATACGCCGACACAATACCGTTGGCAAGCGCTTGGGCGCGATCCAGACCAGAGGGGTGGAACGCCGGCCGCAAGCCAAAAGGTGCAGAAGTTGCACTCATGATGACTCCTTTTAGCCCTCGAATACGGGGGCAGTGTTGGTTGGCTGTGAATCAAACGAGCCTAGGCCGTCGCCCTCCAACCGCACAAGGGATTTCCCGTTGCTGTCGCGTGCACCCTGCAAGTTCTCCACTTGGACTCGGATCTTGTCCTCTTCCTCGCGGGGCTTGGAGTAGTGCAACTCCGTCATGATCTCTTGGTAGACATCCATGGGGAGTTTGAACAGCAGCATCTCGTTGCACGAGATTTGTCCAACGTGTTCGCCTGCTTTGACTTTGTATTGCTGAAACCCAGGTAACTCTTCGGCCATCACCGGAACGTACCCAAGCCGTATACGCTTATCAATGCTGTCGTATGCGTTGGTGGTTGAAAGCCAACATAAATGCCATCCCGGAATCTCCGGGGTCTTAGGCAACGCTGACTGCGTCCACTCATCGCTCCACATCTTGCGACGTTCCTGCGCTGAAATGAACTTTTCCTGCGGAGGCAGACGGCTCGTGTCCTCGCTTGCGCGATCTTGGCGGCCACCTGACTTGAGGGATTTTTTGAGGCGTGACTCCATTTTCTTAACTCCTGTAGTTCCGGGCTTCTTGGGCATAACGCTTGATCATCTTGGCGCGCTTCTGGGGGTCATCCCAAAAACCCGCGTCCTTCATCGCACGCACCTGTTCGGGCGTGAGAGTGAAGGTGTTCCTACCGCCTGCGGCAGGAGATGATTCGCGTCCAGACCCAGTCACAATATTCCTCGGCCTACTCCGTCGAGATGAAGTCTCGTCTTCCTGTTGATTGTAGCGATGGGGGAGATACCGCTGCAAGCGATTATCGAGTTCGTCCCAATACTCTTCCGAGGTTGGATCCCAACCTTCGGCCGTCAGGGATTCGTCAATTTGCTTGGCGATCTTGCTGTCGGTATCCTTGTTATCGGGTTTGTACCAACGATTCCGCTCCATCCAGTCCGCGGCCAGTCGCTGCAGGTTGGGGTCGGGAATACTGGCCTGCTGCCGGGGAGTGGCGGCCGTCTCGCGGAACCGCTTGAGGTCTTCAACCTGCTTGCGGGCGTCGTACCACATCTCCTGGGCCTTGGCGAAGGCTTCCCCGTCCTGAGAACTGGTGGCCTCAGACATCTTCATCCGGGCGTACTGCAGACGCAGTTCCGAATCCTCGATGGTCTTGTCCAGGCGGGCCAGATCGGCCGAGTGAGTCTTGCTCTCGGTTACGGACAAGCGCTGAGTCAGTTCGTCCACCTTGCGCTGCAAAACCTGCAGGCGGGCGTCCTTCTCGGAGTTGGTCTTTTTGACCAGTTCACGCTTGGCGCGACGGCGGGCGCGTTTTGCATCCCTTAGAGCGTCTGAATCGCCAGGGGAATCCGCATCTTCGTCGTTTGAGTCAGGAGCGGCTTCCTGGGGCTCTGGGGCGCCTTCCTGCGCCGCCAGATCATCAGGGAGTTCTACAACGGCAGAGCCATCCATAGCCTCCTTGACTTCAATTTGGGGTTCTTGATCCTTATTGGGATCCATGTTGCCTCCTAGATAAATGCCCGCATCAGCAGCGGGTTGCAGGTGACGGTCGCAATCACTTCATGGTCGTTGAGGATCATGAAGAGCGCCTTCTCTTCCGATTCGTCTTCTCCGGGCACGGGCACTTCCCATCGGTCGCCACCCCACTTGGGTACGCGGATGTAATCGCCCACTTCGCACCACGAGCCCTCAGGCCATGGTTCGTTGGTATCCCGGTTGCGGAACGCCAGTGGCCCGATGGCAATGACTTTTGCCACCATGTTTTGCCACTTCTCGGTCTCCTTGGTCTCTTCGACCAGGATGATTCCTGCGTTGGAGGTCTTCTTCTTGGCGCGGCGCAGTTGAACCAAAATTCGCCCACCAAGAGGTTTCGCACCGGGGTCTACACTCGGGAAAGCCCAAGCAATGTCAGCGTCGGTAAACGCTTCCGGCTCATTCATCTTCATCTTCTTCCTTCAGAAGGTTGTTGAGGATTTGCAGAGACTCTGACAGTCCTGCATAAGTACCGACCATCCTCTGGTAACTCTCCCAGTTCGCGGCATTTCCTTCCGCAAGGGACAGGCGTATTTCAGCCTTGCGAGCCTCCACAGCATGGATGTAGTCGGCGACGTATCTCATTTCTTCTTAGCCTGCGATAGGGCACCTCCTTGGGGTTTGGCGGGCTGTTGACCCTTGGGTTGCATGGAAGAGCCCGTCAGCGGCACACCCATAGCGATGCGCTTGTGCTGCGGAACGAACTCGCTCATCTGGTCTTTGTCAGAAGTGGCCATCAAATGCCTCCGAGATTACGTTGAGCCTCCTGTTGGAGGCGGATTGCAGTTTCGAACTGCTCTGCTTGCAGCGCATCATCCCGTTGGGTCAGACGCGCCGTTTCGATGCGCTCTCTGGTCAGGTTGTCTGACGCATTGAGTGCAACATCCAGTTGCCGACGAGCGGCCTTTTCTTCTGCTTCGATCTGCAGGCGCTGCTGATTCAGAGCCAAATCGCCCTGGTCACGCTGCGCCCGACGCTGCGTCTCGGCCATGGAGGTCTGCATGAGCACCTGAGCCTCTGGAGGCATCGGCGGCTGCGGCGAGAGTTGCTGCATGGCCTGCAGGAGTTGCTGAATCAGCGGCACGATCTTGGCAAAAGCCTTCTCAGAGTCCTTCTGAACGTGCTGCGTGGCCACAGAGAACACCTTGTCCAGTTCCGCGGTCAGGCGGACGTTCTCGTATTCGGCTTCCGTCACCGGCTCACCATCCCGAACCTTGCTCACATAGGCGTTGGTGCGGTTGAGATACCACAGCACCATGTGCTGCTTGATGTGCTCCAGAGCCCGCGGCAGGTAGAACGAGGCCATGATCGGATTGCTGCCGAAAGCCGGGTTCAGGGCGAAGTCCAGGTGGGTCTGAATGTGGGCCAGATGGTCCTGCTGAATGTAGGCAAAGGCATTCCGACCCAGGGCCATGGCCACGTTCTCGTCCGCGGCGTTGAGTTCCTCAGGCATCGGGGTGTCTTTGAGGATCTCGTTGATGCCGGGGATCTTCAACTGCTTCAGGAACCGCTCTTCCACCGCCCGACGGTCGTACAGGTCCGGGTTCTTCTCGGCCCGAGCCAGGACAGCCTGGATCTGGGCCATCCGCTGCGTCTCGGAGAAGATGTGCGGATCAGAGACAGGAACCACATCAGTATTGCGGTTGAAGTCCGTGCGCTCGATCTCCAGGTCTTCGATCACCTCACCCTTGCGCTGATCGTCCAGATACCACCGGTTCAGACGACCAAGGATCTTCAGCACCCGGCTCTGAGAGTCGTGCAGGCGTGCATGGATGGCCGAGAAGACCGCAGCACCCTGCTCGATCAGGGCCTGTGTCGTCCCCACCGGGGAATTACTGTTGATGTCGGCAATCTTCTCTTCCGCGGTCGTCACCACGCCCTTGGCGGCTTTATCCAACCATCCCAGGAGTTCCATCAGCACCGGAGAGGGCGGATTGAACGGCATGGGCATGGCGATCTTCTTGATGTCGTCAATGCCAGGAGCCGCCTCGATCTCGATCACCTGTGTCACATCGGGCTGAACACTCTGGCCAGAGACCTTCGCGCCCTTCAACTTCAGCATCGTGGCCGAGTTGTTGATGTGAGCCGTATCGAGCAGGGCCCGCAGAGCGCCCGTCAGTGCTGCGGACAGACCACCGATCAAGTGCGGAAGGCCGATCGCGTAAGCCCCGCGCCAGGGGATGAACTTGAACTCGACCACCCAGTCGAGTTTTGTCATCGTCTCGTCCCCATCCTCCCAGTTACGGTACAGACCCACGACCTCATTCTCAAGGTCATCGATCATCAGGATGTAGGGAGCCATCGCACCCTTAGAGCGGCTGTCGCCTTCCAATTCGAGCCATGTGTAGATGTGATAGACGTTCCGAAGACCGTCTTCGTTCTCATCCCACTTGCGGCCCTCAATCTTGTTGTTGGCCTTCTGAGCCTTGGATTCCTCAGGCTCCATCGTGGCGCGGACCAGGGAGATGTCTTTGTACATCCCCGAACGGATGCGGCGCTTAAATTCCCACTCGGTGATCTCGTGAATCTCGGTGGCGCGTTGAGCGGTATAGAAGTTCGTCGCGGCAAACGGCACGATCATCCGGTCGATCGGGACAAACTCAGCGCAGGGGCGCTTCTTGTCGTCGTCGTACCAGAGTTTGAGGTACTGAGACCCGCCGAGAGGCAACTGAGTCAGGAGTTGCTCCTGCTCGTCGCGGAACTCTTCGATTTGCTCCGTCAACTGCCAGTTCATGTAGTCGCGCTTGCGCTCGGCCTTCTGAACTTTCTCCTCGTCCACCTCACCCATGATCTTGGTGCGGACAGGACCATCAGGCGGGAACAGTTCCTTGATGGCTCGGGAGGCAAAGTCCACGCAAGCCTCGGCCATCACCGGATGAACCACCTTGGAAGCGCCCATAAAGGTAGCCCCGCCAGGAGCGTCCTTGCCCATGCCGGTGCGCTTCAGGCCCTCTTCGTACTGCTTGTCGCGCTCCTCACGGGCACGCTTGTCCATGTCGACAAGTTTGATGTACCGCAGAGCGATGGTGGACAGTTCGAGTTCGTCCAGTTCCTCAGCAAGGTTGGCGTAGAAGTCCTGATCTTCCTCCGGGCCCTTGGTGTCCATCTTGACGATGGCAGACCCGTCCGGGAGTTCTTCAATCTCCGCCTCGTCTTCGGGCAGTTCGACTTCAATGCCTTCTTGCTCTTCGTCGGCCATGCCTTCGATGAAACGGCCGTACTCGGGTTCGATAGGGAATTCAGTGGCCATGGTTTACTTTCTCTTCTGGACAGCCAGTCGCATGGCGTCGAGGTTGTCGGTGAACTTCACCTTGCCGCCCTTTTTCTTGGGCAGAGCCTCCAGGGCCTTGGTCAGGCCGCCCTCTTCGATCTCGCTCAGAGGCTTGTCGAGGTTCTCTTCCATGATCTTCTTGGACAGTTCACCGCGGGGAACTATCTTCTCGCGCAAAGCAGCCAAACGTGCGGCTTGCTCGGCAGTAGGCTTGACGGCCTTTGCGGCAGCCTTGATGGCGCCACCCGCCTGCATCTTCACCGCCCCGCCCTTCTTCTTGCCGGTGTACTGCTTCATGAACTCCTCGAACATCTTGATCTCATCAATCGCTTGCTGATCGATCAACTGGCGAGGGCTGCCGGTCTGCATTACGCGGGTGAACTCCTTGGCGGGGTAGTTCTGGCGGATGAAGTTGGCCACATCGGAGAACTCAAGTTCTGCCGGGGTCGGGTAACGAGTACGGGTGACCGGAGCGCCCTGCTTCATCGGGATCAGGTGCGTGTAGGTCGGGTGCATCGAAAGCGAGAGATCTTCCGGCCGGATGCTCGGATCGAACTGGAACTGAGACAGACCAGAGGTCATGATCTCCTTGTTCCGCAACTCCGGCTCGGTGACGGCGTCGAGGATGATTCGGCCATCAGGCAGGTTCAGCGCCTCGGTCACCGTAGGCTTCTGCATCAGGCTGTTGAAGTGAATCCGCAACTTCGGATCGAACGCCATCCACAGGTAGGCTTCTTCCTTGTCCTGAATGCCAGGGAACGTAGGCCGGGGGCCAGACTTCTCATCTCCGGCGCGGATCAACTTGTTGAACTGCTCGATCTGCCGCTTGCTCATCTTCGACAGGTCGATGGCCTGCAGGTTGGCATCGGCCAGATGCTGCGCGAACATAGAGCCAGACGGACCCATGCTCATGTATTGACCTAAGACCGGCGCGTCGAAGAACTGAGATATCTCACCCACCCGGCGCTGCACATTCGCTGCAATCGGGTTGTTGGATGCCCAGGAGCCTTCACCACCCAACGGGAACCGCGGGCCTCCGTGCAGGGGAGCCGGATCTCCCAATTGGTACGGGCCTGCGCGGAGCAACTCTACATCGGCCATGGTGGTGTCGCCAGAGACGCCCATCTTCACCATGCCCTTTTGCTTCTCAATGTCAGCGACCGAAGGCTCCTGCACTTCCTTGGTTGGGCGGTACTGGTGACGCCCTTCCAGTTCACGCTCCATGAGGAACTGCTGATAGGTCTTGCCTGCAGGGTTCTTCGAGACCTTCGGGTCAGGGCGGACGAACTCACCCGTCATCTGCTCGGCCATGCGTTGAGCGATGGGCCGGATCTCTTCCTTCGTCTTGGCAGGCGCACGAGGGATGTCGTAGGGGACGGAGAGTTTCTCTTCCTTGGCAACCTTTGCGGCCGCTTTCGCTGCAGCCTTCACGGCCCCGCCTGCCTGCAACTCCAGGCGCATCGTGTCAGGATTGTCGGAGATGCGGACCTTCCCGCCCTTCTTGAACTCCCCGCCATCAATGACCTTGCCGCCATCCGTCATGTCAGGGATGGTGACTTCTCCACCGTCTGCGTAGCCTCTCCGGGCTTCATCGCCAATGATGTTGCCACGAGCGTCATATATCAGGCGCTTACCTTCAGGCGTGATGAGGTTGTGCAGGCGCTGAATATCTGCACCCGACAGGATGGCCGGAATGTTTGTCTCTCCAAGATCGCGCAATCTCTTCAGTTCGTTCTCGTTGAACACCGATGAAGCAGCCCTCATACCCGTGTTCTGAATATCTCCAACTCGTGACCAGTTGCCGCTGCGGACAAAGTCCTGCACGAACGGCAGATACTCTTCCTTGGGGGCGCGGTTACCTTTGCCTTTGATCTGGATGATTTGCGAAGGCTCGCTGTCTAGTTCATCTAGACGCGCATTCACATAATCAGAAACGCTGTCCTCGCCTCCGTTGCGCCGAAGAGAAGATATGTACTCCTTGTCCATATCCAAAACATCTTCGTAGGAGTATTTTTTGGGAGGAGCAACCTCAATCGTGACATGAGGCTCGCCCTTCTTGTCCCGCAGGGAGTAGATTTTTGTCTCGCCCGACAGGACATCGTTGCAGTAGCCGCCGACGCAGTGACCCATCACTTCGCCTTCGTACTTGAGAGCGTCCTCAAGTGACTTGTAGCGAGGATCATCAACCAACTCACCGGCACGGTTCCGTGCGTGCTTCTTGCTTACCGTTTCCGTCAAACCTTCTGGAAGTTCCCCAGGAGCCTTGATCTCCTTCCACGCCAAGCCCATCTTGTTGGGCTCAGTGCCACCGGGAACAGTCTCGTAGGTCTTGTAGTCCACCGTCGCAGGGTTGCGGGCCAGAGCCTCGTTTGCCTCCGCCTTCTTCGCTGCGCGGTACTCGTTGATGTCGTGGACGCGCTTGACGGCCTGTTCGATCGTGACCTTCTCCAGATCCTCGGGCTTCCACCGCAGACGGGCAGGAAGGTCGGACGCGGCATCAATGGAGTTCCTCAGTTCGTCGATCAGGTGGTCGAAGCCAAGCATCCGAGGGAAATACTCTGCAGTCGCCGCAGTCTCATAGACCGGCGTCTCTGGCGGGAGTTTTGAAAGCCAAGGGTTGGTCTCAAGTTGTCTTGAAAGATCGGGCGCGGATTCAGCAAACCATTGGTTGGGATCGCTAAGGGTGCCCGCCTTTTCGATATTGATTGCTTGGTCAGCCTTTACTTCCCAGTTCTTGGCAAGTTGAGATTCACCCAAACCACCCTCAGGAAGCCCCGCCTCACTGCGCCTTCTCTTCAAACCGAAGCCGACGTAATCAACGTTCTGGTCAAGGCCCTGCATATGCGTGATGCCCTGCTCGGCCAACTTCCGCACCGGGTCTTCCGGCGTGGCCATCTCGTTCTTGATGTAGCGGGTGAGTTTCTTGTCGATCCAGTTATTGAGCGCGGATTGCTCACCAAGAACCTCAAAAGCAGTATCAACACCGCCACGCAGTGCTTCAGGCAAGGTTTCAAGAGCCTCAGGCGTGTACTGCGCCCTCATCTCCGCCAACTGCTGCTCAGGAGGTCTTGCTCGGCTACCGGCACGAAGAGGCTCAATCGACTTCTCCACCTCACCGGCCAACCAGTTGCCGCCCTTCATTTTGATGGCGCCCCGTTGGCTTTCAAAGCGTGACTTCGGGGCCAGGATGTCACCGACCATCTCAGCAGCGACACGAGGAGTGGCCATGGCGGCCCTTCCTGCGGCCTTCACGGCCTTTCCACTCCCAGGCATCCCGATGAAGTTCACCGGGTCCAGAAGGACGTTTGCGGCAGTGGCAGCAGCCGGGGAGCCGGTGTACTGCAGCGTCTTCTCGCCCAAGAACTCAGCAGGAGCCCCGAGCATTTCCAGAGGCCCTGCAACCTTTTCAAGAACCCGCTGACCCGTCTCGGTGCGGGGAAGGTAGGTCAGAGCACCCTGAACGTCCTCAACCCTCTGGGCGGCCTTGTTGACATCAGGCGCACGACCGCGGGTGGGAATCAGTTGGGAAAGCCCCGCAAGCCCCGCAGGGACAGATGCGGCCAGTCCGGTGCCGAAGGTCGTAGCAGCCTCGCCAATCCCGGCCAAACGGCGCAAACGGTCAGACTCTAGGAGTCGGGCGATCTTTTGACGCTCTTGAGGCTGTTGGTTCCCATACAACAAATCTGCCAGTTGTCGCCCAAAGTCGGCCATGGCTTACCCTCGCTCGGAAGATGATGGATTATGCCCACCAGTCTTTTCTGAGTCTACGCGGGATCTCAGCCAGTTTGCCAGTAAAGCCTGCACCTGCCAGGAATCAATCTCTGCCCCAGGCTTGGCGATGATCTCAAACCTGTTCTGGCACTGGGTCACCTTGACTGTGACTTCGTAAGCCGGGAGTTCCTTAGAGTCCAAAGGCTCGACCATAACTTCAAGACGCATATGGATTCTCCCGCTTTCTCATCCCCGCGTCGGCGTAATCATCCTCGTCAGGGCCATCGTCAGGTTCTGGATCAATGTTCAAGAAACCTGCGTCCCGCAAGTATCGGAGCGCTTGAGACAAGGCATCGCAGTTGTGGACCAGGATGCCGTTGGCAAAGTAGCAGTGCTCACCCTCCACTGTCAGGTCGAACACGCGCCGCGTGGTATGGGTGTTCTGTACAAGACTTGCCGAGGCGAAACTTGGACTCAGCGTTTTGACAGGTTGGTCCGCAGAACTTCTTCCTAGCGATCTTGCCAACCATGTCCGCGCCGCACCAAACGCATTTAAGGCGGAGTTCAGGAAACTCCCGAGGCTTGCCCCATACTTTGGAGAGACTGCGCTTTGCGTGCTCTCGATGCCACGCTCGGCCTTCTTCTGACTTGTGCCACTCAGAGGCCTTGGATCGGATATGTTCCAAGTGCTCCAACTGTTCCTTGCCCTTCCCGCGCCTTGAATGTTCTGCGCGATGTTCGTCCCAATGGGCATCACGAGTGACGCACTCAAGATTGCTGATGTCGTTGTTCGCGGTGTTGCCATCAATGTGGTGAACGTGCATCCCATCGGGAATCGGCCCGTGATGGAACTCCCAGACATCCCGGTGCAGCCGATGCCCTGCCCGACCAAAGTACCGACGATGCGCCGGATTTGGGCTTTCAGGATAGCGCCGGTACTTACGGCCATTGAACTCAATGACCTCAACGACCACCCCCGGCTTCTTTTGGAACGGCATATTTCCTCCTGATCAATGATCAGAAGATTATGGACTGCTTGTCTCAAACTATCAACACGCATCCACCCACTGTCCGTGAAGACCTCGTGGTTGCCGGTTGCCAGTAGCAGGCGACCGTCAGCCTGAACTTGCCAAACCTCCTTGACGCCGTTGTCGTGGAAGGCGGTGACGCGACGAGCGCCGTTAGGGGTCTGGACAAAGTCGCCTACCCGCACAGACTCAATCGGTTTCAAATCGCCATTGGCCATCAGCACCATCGAGCCCTCGGCCACGCAGAAGTCGTCGTGGTCGGTGTTGGGGAAGGAGCAGACCTGAGAGACCATCCCTTCCGCCCAGTCACGGACGTAGCCCTTCCTGACGCTGCTCTCGGGCACCCAGACTCTTCCGGCTCGGATGATGTTGGCCACGATGGACAGGCGTTGGACCTTGTCCGCCCTGCCTGGGTTGTAGGCCCTGACAGGGATGTGTGCTCTCTGCAGGTCTTGTATCAGAGAAATGCCCGCGGCCTTGTCCTCGACCAGGACCAGATCCACCCGCTTCTTGTCCTTGCCCTCTCCGAAGACGGTCTCGTACTCATCGATGACCTTCGGCCGGAGGTCGGGATACTGCAGGCGGTCCTGCCAACAGTCGATGATCAGGACGCTTCCAGGGCCATCCTCCTGGCGGAAGACCCCGAAGGTGATGGCTGCCGTCGGATCGTTCTGGGCCTTCTCAGTGAAGGCGCAGTCGTAGGACTGGACGACGAAGTCCAGTTTAGGGATGGGCTTGTCTGCAGGCCAGAGGCGGAACCAGTCACGGGAGACGATACCCCCCTCCTCAGGATCAATGATCTCAGCGTAGATCTCCTGGCGGCCGAGTTTCGTTCCCTCGTACTGCAGGATCTGCTTCTGAAAGGACGGAGCAAGGTTGTCCAGGTTGGAGTAAGTGCTCGCTGTCGTGACCTGTACATCGTCACCATCCCGGCCGATGAGGTCGATGATCAAGTCCTTGGGCTTAGGAGTCGTCGTGGCCAGAATGCGGGTGTGCTTGCCCAGGCGCACGCCGAACATGATCTGATCCCAAGCCTCTTGCAGATAGTCCCAAGCCGCAAGTTCATCTAGCCACCCGCCGTGGAATTGAGGACCACGAAAGCGCTCAGGCTCAGACGCAGGGATGCCCTTAATAAGTGAGCCGTTGGTGAGTTTGATCTCGTGGTACGCCCGGTTGTAGTCGGCGATGAGAATAGGAGGGATCACGGCAATCAGCCCAGAATCCCCCTCAAAACAGGTAGCCCGAACGTCCGCGGAGGTCGGAGCAGCAACGAGCCACCGGGTTCCAGGCTGCTCCCAGGCCCACCAACCTATCTGCTCCGCAGCCGTCCTGGTCTTCCCGGCTCCACGACCGGCCAGGAGGAGCCAGATGCTCCACCAGTCCCCGTCGGGCAGGATCTGGTGCTTGTGAGCCTTGGTGAGCCATCCCGCCCTCCAGGCAAAGGCGGCTTGTCTGTCAGCCGGGAGGCGCTTGAACTTCTCCCGGATCTCCTCGTCCTTCAGGACGGCGACAAGTTCATCCACGGCGGGACTGCTCTATGCCCTTCAGGACGGTATCGAAGATGGTCACATCGGCTTCCACCTTCAGCGGGTTCTCGGCGTCCCCGGACAACTGGACCTTGTCCCCATACTTGCGGGGCTTCAGTTTGGCCGCAACCCACTTGCGGGCGTCGATCCGGTTCTTCTGCCATTGGATGTAGGCCGAGTGCATCTCGATCCGGATCAGTTCCCCGTTCTTGTCCACGATCGGGTTCATCTCCGGGGTTTCGTCCGCGATGGCCTGAATCTCGTCAGCCAGAGTATCGGCCTGATCTTCGCGGGCGCGTGTGTACATCTCCGCGAACTCAGGGAAGCGAGTCAACCAAACATACACCGTCGATTGGACTGGCATCCCTTCTTCCATGCATATTTGCCTTAGAGGCTGTCCGTTGGCGATACGGACGCATATAGCGGAAGCGATCTCTTCGTCGTAGTCTGTAGGGCGCCCAGTCTTCTTTCTGGGCTTTTCCGCGGCCTGGGTGGTATCTACCCCTTGGTCAGGGGCTTTTGAAGGCTCGGTTTTGGCGGCTTTCCGTGGCATCTCGTACTTTCAGAGACATTTGCCTGGGAGTTTAACTCGCGGTTGTGAATTTGGGTAGTTGGTGGCCGGTGCTGATCTCCGGCTTGCATCTGGGGGCGGCGACCCCTCACGGCCTGCGCCTGCATGACCTCGCATCAGCCTGCGAATTCACCAACACGACTGGGCACCTTGTGCAGGCGGCTCATCGGCGCGGTCTGCACTCCGCCCGAATTTGCCTGATGCCCATGCGTGTTGGCCCCTTCTCGGGGCCGCGGGTTCAGTTGCAAGTGGTGTTGCAGGTGCGGGCGGCGCCCGTTCCGTAGCAGCACTCGGTGCAACTGATGGTCTTGCCATTGACGGTAACCGTATAAAACCGGCACGAGGCATAGGCCGCGGTGGCGAATGTGGTAATAGCCAGGACGGCGGCGATCTTCTTGAACATGGTTTTCTCCTAGTAGTGGAGGGCCCCGAAGAGCCCTGATTTTACTGCTGAACCGCTGTGTTTTCAACGGGCTGCGCGCTCCTGCGGAGGATGTTCTCCATCCGCTTCCTGTCCTCGGGGGCCATGCCTATCAGCAGTCCCCAGATGACGGCCGTGGCCTTGCCCACACCGCGGGCGTAGTCGATCGCCTGGGGCGATCCTTCGATCTTGCCCATCAGGATGTCGTTGATCTCGTTCATTTCCATTTCAGTCACCTTTCTTTAACTGCAAAGCCAAGGGTAGGCTTCGCGGGACAGTGCGGACTCGGTCTCCTGGATCCAATACCACTCTGCTGCAGATAGAAGCCCTTCGGCTTCAGCGATGGCCTCTTCCAGGCTGATCAGGTCTTCGAGGGTCATGCCATCACCTCATCGATCTCGCGGTTGATACGGCGCTCTTCCTTGTCGGTGATCTTGGTATTGAGCCAGTCAGCCCGGTAACCCTTGCTGTCCACAACGAACCAGTCTCGCTCCACGAAGTCTCCATCGTCGGCGCGATCGATGAGGTAGTGAGTGATCACGATCCCGCAGGGGATGCCTGCCACCGTGGTCTCGAAGTCTGCTGCGTGCTTCATGTTCTTGCTCCAGTTACCCTGCGTCGTGCAGTGAGTGCATTTTAATACGAAGTTAGAAAGGGGCGCAAGCCCCCTCCATCACTTCTTTTGATCTTCCTGCTTGCGAAGATTAGCCAGTTGCTTCCTGCGTTTGCTCAGGCACTCGCCTGCCCCTGCATCAGCCTCAGCGGCGGTCAAGATGCCTCGCCTAAAAGCAACATGGAAAGCGCTCTCGATCGTGGTAGCAGAGTAGTTTGCGGGGCCTATCCCCATCTCTTGCAAGAGATCAAACAGCGCATCATCTGATTTGGCGTTGATGCCGTGCTCACGGCCAACAGCATGAATGAACGGCATTTCTTCCCCTCCTCAAGCGTAGTTGTTGCGGATCAGGAACTGCACCAACTCGCTGCGGGTGCCTTCGCGGTACTTGCCGCCTTGGGGCCACACATAGCACTTGCCGCTAGACAGTTCGCCGATCATTTGCTCGGCGGCAACCTCGCGGCGCTCCAGGCGGGCAAGGTAGCGGTCGTTAGAAGCCATGCGGCGGGACTGGCGGGCATTCAGTTGTTGGTCGATGTTCATAGTCAGTTACCTTTCTTAGTTACCTGCTCTGTTGCAGTGATTGCATTCTAACACCAAGTTAAAGGGTAGAGGGAAGTAGGGAGTTTCCCTACCCCTCCCTCACTTCACCTTGCACAGAACCCGCTGATGCAGGCGTTGGATGTTGTAGCCGCCTGCCAGGATCACTTCGATAGTGACATGGCGGTCGCCGTTGATCTCGAAGTGGCCGCGGAAGCCATCCGGGCAGTAGCCGACCTTGGCGCTGTTAACCTGCTCCACACCGGCCTCAACCAACTTGGAAGCGATCTTCGCGTTACGCTTCTCGGCCACGGCCTTGGCGTTCTTCCGCATGAACTCTTCGATCGCGGCGCTGCTGTTGCCGTTGAACAGGTTGTACCAAGTCTTGCCACCGGCAATAGCGAACAGGGTGTTGTACACGGCGTAAGCGCCACACTTGCGCGTCTCGGCGTACTCGGGGCTGCTGCGGTACTCAATGACGGCCTTGGCGCGGCCCAGAGCCCACTCAACGTCACGGTCGGCGATCTGCTTGTCCTGCTCTGCGAAGAGTGCTTCGAGGGAGGAGAAGATTTGGTTGATTGCGTTCATGTCAGTTACCTTGATCAGTTACCCTGCTCATGCAGTGCTGCCAGTTTAACACGAAGTTAGATTGATGGGTCAACTAGGTGCTTACCCTGGTCTCCAGACCAGGAGATCCATCAGCAGGACCGAGATGGCGAAAAGGTAAACGAGTACCCACATCAGCAGGTACACGCCCGCGGCGATGCGTTCTTCGGTCTTCATTCACACTATCTCCTTGATTTTGTAGTCCTTAAACACTGCTCCGAGAGCCTTGTTGCCCACCTCGCAGTTCTTAACCCAAACCTTCTTGCCGGACTTCGTGTTGCGCCAGTGCCCGCGGCGCTCATGCCACCTTGGGCTTGCGTGCGTTCCACCTTGATCGGCTCCCCTGGGCTTGCTCGGCTCAATGACCACGGTCTTCCAGTCATAGGTCGGCGCCTTCCCTTGGCGGACTTTCTTCTCCCAGTTGGCACGCTTGATAGGTTGATACCCAGTGGCAGGCGTGACCTCTAAGGACTCCATGAAAGCCGCGATGAAGGCCAAAACTCCCGTCGCAGGACTGGTGCGGTAGTCGAATGGCGTTCCGTCCTTGTGCTTTACCTTGATACCCTTGTCATCAACGGTGAAGAAGAACGGCGTCACCTCGCGCAACTTGTTGTTCTCAATTTGAAACGCGCCCACTCCCGTAACCCCGTCAGCCTGATAGATGAACATGAAAGCCTTCTTGTCCTCATAGGCGCATACCAATGCCGTCTTGGGGTATGGCAATGGCCTGGACAGAATTTCGCTGATGACGGCCTGCTCCTTGCGGTAGGAGCCGGTCATGTCGAACCAGTGGTACTCCACCGCTCCCGCCGGATTCATGGCGACGAACTCTCGGATCAGGGGTGTCAAGGCTGTCTCCTGAGGAGGGGGCCGAAGCCCCTGGTTGATCAGCGAGTGGTGGTCTTGACCGAGAACACGGCCGTGACGGTGGTGTTGGCCACGATCACATCCTCGGGGATGTTGCAGACCTTGGCGATAGCCTTCCAGTCCGTGACCTTGCGGTTGGCCTCGATCACCGAAGCCTTGAAGTAGTTGCCCTCGAACACCGACCCGCCGCCGTTGGTGGCGACATCCTTCATCGCGCTCTTGATTGACTCAGCCTTGGCCGTCAGTTCGGCGATCTGCGCCAGGAGCAGGCCCAGTTCGTCAGCGTACAGGAGAGGGATGTTGTTTGCGTCCATGATCAGTTACCTTTCGTTTACCCTGCAACACCGTGCTGCAGTGGTGTGAACTTTAACATGGTGTTCAAACACAGGTCTACTGATAAACCCTATGGATCAGTCGGGTTTAGAAGTTTCTTCGTGTCTTCGAGGAGATCCTGCTCTGTGAAGCCCCAGTGCTTGGGGAAGCCCTTCGTGCCCAGGCCGTGGACGCCTTTCTTGCCTCTGTGGTGCTCGGGGCACAGGGGGATGACATCGAAGTGGCTTGCCCTCCTGGCCATGCCGACACCGGATCTAGGGTGGTGCAGTTCCGCGGGCGTGCCGGGATAGCCGATCCTCCTGCAGACGGAGCAGCCGAGTTCCGCCACCTTTCCCATGTACTTACGCTCTGCGATGGTGGTCATCTGTGAATGCTTTCAGGTTGTCCTTCAGACGTTGATCTTCGGGCGTGATCTCTAGGGCACGCCTGCAGCAGTTGATCGCCTCTTCAGTGAGTCCGGCTCTTGACGCAGCCAGGGCGGCCCAGTCCCAGGCAGAGGCATCAGTGACGGTTGGATCGGAATGGAAGCCGTCTTCGGGTTTTGGAAGTGCAGTTGCGGCCCTGAAAACCCCGTAGGACTCTGCCCATTGAGACATTCCGAAGTACGCATGGCCCAGGGCAAGCCAGGAGTCTCGGTCCTTGGGGGTCTCATCGACAGCCATGCGGAACCAGGAAAGGGCCTCTGTAGGCTTTTTTTGCTCTGTCAGGCACCTACCCATCATCCGCATACACCATGCACGCTCTGGGGCGTTTTTGCGGCGGTCCTGGTCAAGGTATCGGCGAAGGGCCGGGATGGCCTCGTCGTATCGGTTGAGGTTGATGAGGTCTCTAGCGTAGTAAAACGCCATCCGCCCGGACTCAGGGTATTGGTTGTAGGCCCACTCAAGCATAGAAAAGTGCTTGTCTAACGGCGCCTCATGTACTGGGTCGTGAAGGATCAAGGGCTTATCGCAACGGACTTCCTTGGCCTCAATCCTCGTGTCCCGCACCAGACACTCGTGAACGGGCCACTCCCATACGAATCCGAAACGGCAGTGGATCTTGTTGTTCCAGAAAGTGCCTCCCCCAACCGTGAAAGGGTAGGTCATCTGAGTTGTCCCAGGCTCCCACAGGATTTCGATCTCCTGCCTCCATCCTTCGCACAGGTGCTCGTCCATGTCCATGGCGACGCAGACATCCACATCACCAGGGATCAGCCCAAGTGCAAGGTTTCTGGCCAAGTCGTATCGCCAGGGAATGACAGAGATGGAACATACATCCGCCCCGGCCTCGATGGCCAGTTCGATCGTTCTGTCTGTACTTCCCGTATCCGCAATCAGGATCAAGTCAGCACCCGCGGCCGACTTGCAAAACCTCTCAACATGACGCTCCTCGTCCTTCGCAATGGCGTACACGCAGATCTTCACATCGCGGCCTTCTCGATCATGCGGTTGGATGCCTCCATGGAACGCCAGACATCGATCCTGGCTTGTGCCGCCACCAGGAGCCACCGAAGGCGCTCCTCCTCCTCTACGGCCGCTTTGATGGCCAGGAGATGCTGCTTGTATTCGGGGTGGCTGTATGCCTCACGCTCCTGGGCGTTGACGGCCTCGATTTTTGCGGCGAGAGCCTCCTTGCAGAGTTCGGCCTTCATGGTCTTGCGGTACTCCTCGACATAGACCCTATTGGCCTTTGCCTGGGCGTACTTCTTCGCGTTGGCGATCATGAAGTCGATCGCGTCGTTGGGGTCAATGATCTTGTCGCTCATAGTTCTCTCCAGTTACCTCTCTATCCCACTGCTGTAAAAACGCCAACGCACAAAGTGCATCAAGGACGGACTTCATCTGTTGAACAGCAGCCAAATGACGAATGCCGGGATCAGGACGACAAAGATCAGCAGAAGAATCAGCAGTACCTGCCCAACTTCTTCCATACCGTCGTTCTCCCATCTCATTCCAATTCCACGATCAATTTCCCAGGCTTCGTCCCTAGTGCCCGGTAGACCACGATCGGCTGAAAGTTTCGGTCATTGACCTGCAGGGCGTCCGCCAGACCATCCAAGGCAGCCTTGGCCGCAGCAAGACAGTTGTCCGCATCCCGCATCCGCTTGTCCGGCATCTGAAAGGTCAAGGTCAACTTGATGTCCCCTTCCGGCGCCTTCCAGGCCCGGATCTGGTGCTTTGCCAACCAAGCGGAGTTCTCCCGATACTGAGTCTTTGAAGCATGGAGGAAGGCCCAGTGCCTGCCCTTTGCCCGGTTCGGAAACAGGTCAGCGGGCGGGAAGTCCAGTTCAATCCTCATCAAACTGCCCCGGAATCCGCCTTAAAACGGCCATGGCGGCGTTTTTTAGCGCGGTTGATACCTCACCCTCATCCTCCTCGCTTGCGAGCCTCATAACGAGTTCTGCGCAGGCTCGGCGTTCAATCTGAACGGCTTGCCTGGAGGTTTGGATGGCCACGGCCATGATTTCGGCCTTGGCTTGGGCTAGGCGCTCCTCGAACTCCTTCTCGGTGTAGAGGGTCTGTCCCGCCCCTCGGGCAAGCAGGAAGTTCTTCTGGAAGTCGGTCAGGTCTGTCATTTTTTGCTCCTTTTGGACTTGTGGCGGGTTTCAATGACCAGGGATGCCCAGTCGAAGTTGTAGGACATCATCTCGTCAAAGTCGAATGAATGTTCAAAGCAGCCGCGGAAAGATGTCTCCTCCGCGTCCCAGGCCATCACCTTGGCGTCATAGATGTACACGGCGGACGGAACCATCATGCCGCCGGTGATGAATGAAACCCCTTTGGGAGTGACTCTCCAGATGCCGGACCTACTGGACTTGCTCTCCACCAAGCCCCAATACTCCAGGCTTGGGTAGGACTTGCTTCGCAGCATCCAACGAGGAGCCTTGGACTGGACGTTGACCCATCCGTCTCCGGCGCCGTGAACCATCATCCAACGAAGGGCCAGGACCAGAGGCTTGGTCAGGCGGTACTTGTTGATCCTGCCGACCCTGTCACAGCAGGGACAGACGGCAGACTCGCGCTTGATCGTCTCTTGCCAGTTCCCGCGCAACTTCTTCAGCCACGCCCCTTCGTTGTCGAACATCTCAAATTGACTCATTTCTCAGTTACCTTTCTTTGCTCGTTCATCCTTCGTCTCAGATCCGCCAGGGACTCAGTCCCGCGGCGCTTCTCAATGTCTGCGCAGACTTGCTGCCACCACTGTCGAGCCCGCGCTCCACCCGAGGTACAGGCGATCTCCCGGTAGCGTTTCAACCAGTGCCTCGCTTCGCAATCCCTCATGTGCTCCCAGATCTCCGGTGGCGGTAAGAGCGTCTCGAATCTGATCCCCAGTCCAGGCTCCGACCCCTTCACGGGTTTGGTTGAGGACTTTCTTGGCTTCTTCACGGGTCATTCCCTCACCCCCAAGGCTTCCTTCCAGGCCGACCTTTGGTACGGAGTGAGCCGCTCCCCGCGGGCTTCCCGCTCCTTGAGGGCATGAGCCCATCGCTTGGGGTTGGAGTGAGAGAACATCTCCTCGACCTTGCGGAGGATGGCCAACTTCTCCTCGTCAGAGACCTTCCTGTACTCAACCGCAGACATCGTCTGGGCAGGAGCGGTCTTGATGTCCTCGGTGATGGATGGCCAGTCCTTGGCGGGTTTCCATGCGTGCCTAGAGCACAAGCGGCCGTTTCCGGCGTCTATGCTCCAACGGTTGGGGCAACCCCTGGCGCCACACATCAGGTGCATTACGTCTTCCATCTCAGTTCCTCAGCAGCAAAGGTTGAACATTGGATTCAATGAACCCGCGGGCCCCGTTTTCGGTGGCAGAAATCCCAGACAGTCGCGCAGGAGCGTCCTCCACCCCTCGGGTCGTGTAGGTGCGATAGAAGTCGCAGAACCGCTTCTGCAGAAACGGCAACTCGTCAACCTGAGACTGGCAGAACTTTGGCCATCCTCCGAGGCTTTGAATCGCCGCATGGGCGATCGGATCACCCAGGTCAAGGGTCTGGTATGCCCCGACCTGAGAAATCGCCTTGTAAGCCTTATTCCAGGCCAGAAGAGCCCTGTCCGTATGCGTACCCTGCAGCATCCGAACCAGATCCGCAGGCTTTGGAGGGAACTGGCCCTTCTCCGGGTCCATGGCATGAGCCGTCAACGCCTTACGGACCTGCTCCAACTCGAAGTTTTGGGAAGCCTGCCACCAGACGGTGATGGCGAAATCCGAGACATCCTGCTTGTAGAAGGCCAGGACATCGGTGATCAGTTCCATGAACTGGGGCTTGTCACTCGCTTTCATTCATCGCTCCTTGGTTCTGCAGCCAACGCAGGCCGACTTCCTTGTTCCGACGCTCCAGGGCCTCCTGCTTGTTCAGGGTCACGCCTCCTTCCCTGGTCAGCCAACTAGCCTTGAATCCACCCCACCCCCGAAGGCAGCACTCCTTCAAAGCCTCCTGCATCGAGATGCCCGCCTTGAGAACCTCGGCCTCAACTTGAGCCATGGCGGTCTTGGTCAACGGCAACTTCTTGGCTTTCCTGATGGCCAACCAGTCTTCCCAGACCTGGGGTTCAACACCATCGAAGCACTCGACGACAGTCGATGTGCGTGTATTTCTAACCTTGGGTTTTGTGTCTTGGGTACTGGGTATTGGGTCTTGGGTTATGGGTAATGGGTTATGGGTAGCATTGCCTTCGGTATGCGACTCGGATGCGTTCGCATCTAAGCCCTTGTTCCATCTAGCCTTGGCACTCTCACTAGCCTTCTTGGACTTGGCGCTGATGCGGGTTAACTCACGATGCACTCGTTCAGAGATCCATCCCGAATCTGTACGGACGAAGAACTCCCGTAGAACGGCCGCTATGCAATCGCTATGCGAACGCATCCTGATCAGGCGTGCCACTTCAGCCGGATCTTCCGGCAATGGACGCTCGTGGAGGTAGCACCAGTCGAGGAGACGGCGATAGGCCAGATCCTCAAGGTCATCGAGATGACCTGTGTGGGACTGATAGTCCTTGATGTTGAACTGAAAGTAGTGCATCAGTTGTCCTTGGGTGGACAGCCTCAGGGTGGAAATTCCGAGGCGGGCCAACCCATTGCGGGTCTTGATCGGGCCTGAAGCCGTCCGCCCAAGGACACTGACTTGCAAGCCCACCTTATGCGCTTTCCACGGCGCTGATGAGCATCTTAATCGCCAAACAAGTCCGGACGCAAGTCCCTGCGTGTCACAAGCCCTTGTGTGGCCTCCTCGATCCTCTTGGCCAGGGCTGCAGAGCACTTGCGCTTCTCGTGGATCAAAAGAGACATCCAAGACTGAGTCACCCCCAGGTACTCGGCCATCTCCTTGATCGCTCCGATCGGCTCTTCGTCAAAGTATTGTTTGAGGTTCATCCTTCCAGTCTACTTGAACTTTTTATACAACACAATGTTGACACGATGTTTGAGTTGTGGTCCACTGTCTTCACGCCAAAGAGGCGGTCACTGAAAGGTTGAGATGAAACACCCATACAACACCGGCAAAGTCCTCATCGGATGCCGGCACGAACCTTCCCCCAAGGTTGAGTTCAGCCGTGATGCTGAACGCCTTCAAACGGCCCTGATCGGGTCTCCCAAGCGAGAAGTCACTCCGGGCTACTGCCTGAGCCTTGCGGCTGTCTGCGCTGCTCTTGTTCTGGCTCTTCTGTGGGTGACGAAATGAGAAACATGAAAGTCACCATGTCGGGCTCATCCGTTCGGATGATTGCCCAAGAATCCGATGCTGCTATCGAAGCGGCTCGTCTATCGTTCGTCACCAACCGTCCCCTCACGGGTGATGAGTGGCGCAAGATCATGGAAGTGATCACCTATGCAAAGGTGGCTTGCATCAACGCCCTGCGGGAGGAGGAACAGAATGACTGACACACAACCCAACGCCCTGCGCGAACGACTGAAGGAGAGCACATGACCCGCGACGACATCATCCGCATGGCCCGAGAAGCCGGAATCCACCACGCACATGACTCCGAGGGGCATTGGGACGGGTTGACCGACCACGAAGTGGTTGACCGGCTGCCACGCTTCCGTCAAGAACTTGAGTATGCCGACAAGCGAATCGTGGAAATACTGGAACGCTTCGCCGCCCTTGTTGCTGTCCATGCAGCGGCCAAGGAACGCGAGTGGATGCAGGACATCAACAAGCGGCTGATCGCAGAAGCGGTTGCTGCCGAGCGTGAGCGCATCTGCGAGATGTTGATGGACCTCCACAAGAAGGAGGAACGGCACAACTACTACGGCTTCATTGCCAAGATGATTAAGGAGTCGGCGTGACTGACGAAGAATACCTAGAGTGGTTGAAAGATCCCAAGGCCCAAGAGGAGTACCAAGAGTGGTGCCTGAAGGAAGCCCTGCGTAATGCAGGTTTGAGTGTGGAAGAAGTGTTGAAAGTAACTGAGAAATTTTTCTCTAAGGAGCAACAGAAATGAGTTTTATCGTTGAAGCATCTGGTGGTGGTCGTGAGTTCAAGACCGTCCCCGCGGGCACACATCTGGCCCGCCTGTACCGCATCGTTGATCTGGGAACCCAAACGTCCCAGTTCGAGGGTGGTGAAGTGAAGATGCAGCGTAAGGTGATGTTCGGGTGGGAGGTCCACGGGGAAGAAGACGACGGCACCCCTCTCCTGACGGAAGAAGGCAAGCCCATGGCCGTCTTCAAGAACTACACCCTGTCGTGGAATGAAGCCGCGACCCTCCGCAAGGATCTTCAGGCATGGCGTGGACAGCCTTGGACCGACAAGGAAGCCGCACGGTTTGACCTGAAGAACGTCCTGGGCCAGTGGTGTATGTTGAACATCCTTCACCGCCCTGGAAACAAGGATGGAAAGATCTTCGCCAACGTCGCAGGCATCTCTCCGGTTCCTGGCTTCCTGAAGAAGCAAGGTCTCCCTGAAGGTCATAACGAACTGCAGATGTTCCGTCTTGGAGATCCTGACTGGGAACTGTTCGAGACCTTCTCCAAGGGCCTCAAGGCCAAGATCGAGTCCTCGCCTGAGTACAAGGCACTTGCCAATACCGGAGTATCTGGCAACGGTAAGAAGGGCATTGAGTCCATGGACAACGATCTTGAAGATCTTCCATTTTGATCTGGAGTTAATATGATCGTCAGAGCATCAGAAAGTCAGCACTGGTACACCAAGGCGGGTGAGCCCAAGTACACAGTCGAGAACAAGGACGGGTATCAGCGACCAACCACCCTACGGGATGCGCGGAAGTTGAACCTGATCCCTTCGGTGACCACCATCATCAAATGTGCGGCTTCTCCGGGCCTGGAGGCTTGGAAACTGCAGCAGATGATGTTGGCCTCACTGACCCTTCCCAGGGCCCCTGAGGAGACGGAAGAGTCCTTCATCAGCCGTATTCAGTCCGACTCGAAGGAACAGGCCAAGATGGCCGCGGAGAGGGGTTCAGAGGTCCATGCGGCCCTTGAATCCTTCTTCGAGACCCGTCATGTCACCTCGAAGTTTTCTGGAGCCGTACTGGGAACAGAAGATCAGATCGTCAAGGTTTTTGGCGATCTGGAGTGGTGTACGGAGAAGTCTTTTGGTCACCCCCTCGGATTTGGGGGAAAAGTAGACCTTCATTCCCGCGACGGGAATGGCGTTGTGATCGATTTTAAGACGAAGGAGTTCACAAGTGACCAAATGGAGAAGGCACAGGGATTCGACGAGCACCTCATGCAACTGGCTTCCTACCGCATTGGGTTGGATTTGCCTGATGCTCGATGCGCGAACGTCTTTGTCTCGGTCACAGAGCCGGGACTGGTCGTAGTGAGGGAGTGGTCACAAGAAGACCTGAAGCGGGGATGGCTCATGTTTGAGTCTCTCCTGAACTACTGGTACGCCAAGAGTGGATTGGAGAGATAAATGAACGACTCATTCTGGAGCGTAGCGCTCCTGCTTTGGACCGGTTTGGCATGGTTGACCCATGTCATCGTGTCGATTTCCACGAGCAAGTGGCTCCTGCTGCTTGTCGGGGCGATCTTCTTTCCTGTGGGCTGTGTCCACGGAACTGGTGTTTGGTTTGGCTTTTTCTAAGGAGAGAACATGATCACTTTGCAAGTAACCCCCCTGCAGTACGACATCATCAAGGCAGCCGTGTCTGCCTACACGCACGACATGATGCAAGTGCTAGAGCCGAAGGTTCAGACGGTGACCGTCACCAATGGAAGCGCAACCGCTACGGTGGAGATGCCCAACTATCCGTGGAGTGAGTCGAAGAAGGAAGCCCCATACGGCCTGAAGAAGGATGGAACCCCGAAGGCCCGTCCCGGCCGCAAGAGCACCAAGATCGTGCGAAAGGCCCGCTCATGATGACAACCGAAGAGGTCAAAGAAGCCTTCCGGACCATCTGGTTGGAGGAGAACTACGCCTTCCTTGAAGAAGACCTAGTGAAACTCGCCAATGGTTTTATCGCCGCGGCTGCACCTAAAATCGCCCGAGCAGAGCGAGAAAAGTGCGTCGAGTTCGTGCGGTCTCTCAACGGGGTGGTCGCAGACGCCCTGCAGGAGAAGCGCCGTGACGCCTGAAGAGTTCATCGATGCGCTTTTCGGGAAGGGGTGGACGAACGATCAACTGCCCATCTTCCTTGAAGTGCTGAAGGGATTCGACCGGGACTCCAAACGGTATCACGAGATCCGGGATCTTCTTGCAAACACAGGGTTCGTTGCAACTAGGGAGCAACTCAGTGAAATTGATGACTTGGTTGACGAGGCAGCCCGATATGCCGGACCTGTTTGACTACGCCCCGATGCTCATCAAGATCGAGCAACTCGAACGCAGGATTCATGACCTGTGTCTTGAGAAGCAGCACCAGGAGGCCATCCCTTTGGTGGAAGAAATGATGGAGCAATGCGTGGTGCTCAAGAAGTGGCTGAAGGCCCAGAAATGATCCTCATCAAGATCAGCGATGGAAAGTTGGAGGCAAACTGGGATGAGATCGTCGCTCTAGCGGACGAGTTCGACCAAGGAGCCAACACCGAAGATGCTTACATGAGCAAGATCTTCTCGCTGATCTTCGATAAGGGTTACGAACAGGCCCTCGTGGACATGGAAGAGCACAACAGAAGGCTCCTTGTCCTTGCCACTTGTACAGGTGGACACGCATAAAAAAAGGCCCCCGAAGGGGCCTTAACTCTCTTTTGCAACTGTCTAAGGAGAGAGAGGAGAGATTAGGGCATAGGATTACCCATGAGGTCAACGCCTGTCAAGGCCCTTTGAGCCTCTTCGAGGGCGACCCCGCGGGAACGCATCTTGTCCAGTAGGTACAGGGAAAGTGGTGAAGCCATACCCAGGGCAGTTCCGCCCAATCGAGTAGCGGGCGTCGGGACCATCGCCGCGCCACCACCAAGGGCTCCCGCACCGGCAATAGCAGCACCGATAGGATCGCCTTGTTCCATCCGACGCATGGCTTCCATGCCGGATTCGGCCATCCCCAGTCCGCCAAGAGCCCCAACAGTCTTGGGCGCTCCCATCATGCTCTGGCCAACTCTTTGGGCCATTGCGGGCTCAACAGTCGGAGGCTTGGCAAATCGGAACTCAGGCTGAACCCCGCCGATCTTGGCTCCCTTGCGCAGACCTTGTTCCATTTGATGAGCCTCGGAGAAGGTTCTTCCTCCCCGATTGCCATAGCCCATGGCTCCGGCCCACTTCTCCACGGGAGTTCCGGTGCGAGTAGTTGTCGGGCCGCCCTGCACATTGGCCATCAGTCCCTGCATCATTTGAGAGCCGCCCGCCCCAGTAGTTGCCGCGGCGAGATCAATCAACGCCCTGGTGGGGTCGATGTTTTGAGTGGCTTCACGAGCACGACTGGCCAAAGACTGAGCCGGGGTAGGCGCAGCAGCCCTAGGTTCAGGCGTCGTGTCTGCACCAGGGATCAAATTCGGGCCCAGGCGTTGCAGTTCTCTGGCAACAGATGCTCGATCGACCTCAGCCCTTCGCAAAGCATCAGCATCGCCTTTTGCCCTGGCATCCAAAATACGCTGAACTTCTCTTTGATACTCGGCCTGAAGAACACGGATTGTGTTTGGATCTGGGGTCAGATCAACTTTCTCCCGAGTGGGCGTCTTGTAGAACTGAGCCGCAGCCAGGGCCTCAATTTCGGCATCCGTGGCGTTCTCAGGAGCCGTGACGGTGATGAACTTCCCGTCAGGGGTCTGGACCTTGAACTGTTTCTCGGCCATGGTTACCTCATCACCTGGAACGGCTTCTTGCCCGGATACACGATGTTCGTCACTCGGCGCTGATACTCGCCAAACAACTTGGCGAACTCCGGAGTGTCTTCAAAGTCCTCGTACTGCATCTTGCTCTTACGCAGGGCAGAAGCCAGTTCGTTCTCAAACTTCGCCTTCTCACGCAAGAAGTTCAACTTCTGACCGAACGACCGCATGGTGTCGGTCATGTTGGGGCCCATGGCGTTGACCATGGTCTGCTCAAAGTTCGACACAGAAGTACCGGATCCCAGGCCCTTGCGCTGCTCGAACTGCGTGATGGCCAAGAGTTGACCCAACTCAGCAGCACGGTCGATCACATCCTGCGGGGCGCCGGTCTGAGCGATGATCTTGCGAACTGCAGGAACACCAACAGAGAACGTCCCAACCCGGATGGCCTCCTCGGCAAGGTTACCGAGAGCAGAGATCACATCACCACGCTCCAAGACGCCCATGACCTGATCCATGCCGGGAGCCTTCAGGAGAACCTCCATCCGGTCATAGATTGGCAAAAGACCCAGAGCAGCCTTGCCTGCGGTACGGACCTGAGAGGTTTGATCTGCGCGAGATGCCGCTCCGGCCTCGGCCTCTTTCTTCAAAGCCGCCGCTCTTGCTTCGGACTCTGAAGTGGTCAACCGTCCGGGCGCTGCTTCGGCAGCACCAGGAGCCGCCTGTGCAGGCTTGGCTGCGCCACCAGGACGACGGAAGGACTCAATCCACTCCGAGCCTTTACCGGCTTCTTCGGCGTTCTTGTACTGGTCGTACTCATACGGCGTCATCTTGAATGTGCCGTAGGGAGTAGAGAACTCTTCTTGCTTCTGCCCAGGGATCGGCAGGTTCAGATACTTCTGAGTATCTCGGTCGAATACGATGCCCTGCATGGAGATGGCAAACCGATCGCGCTGCGACTTCAGCATATCGCCAAGGATCTTGGCTCGCCCTTCCATCCCAGGCATGGCAGCCAAACGAGCAATATCCGTCTCATTCAACGGCCTCATGCCTTGTTCAGGCAGCGCAGACGGAGCCCCTGCAGGAGCGGCACCTTCAGGCGCACGAGGGCCAAGAAGCCTTTGGAATTCACGCTCGCCCCGAGTAGCCTGAGCCATGCCCAGTTCCTGGGCGGCCAACTCCGCCCGCATCTGGGCGATTTCCATGGCCTGCTTTTCTTGTCCTGACTGGGCAGAGCCAACCAGTCCGGCCACGTTACCCAAAGTCTCGCCAAACGATCCGCTCTTGGTGGGGCTCAAGAAGCCCTGAGCCATGGCCAAAAGAACGGGATCGAAGAGTTGGTTCTCCCGAGACCTTAGAGCATCCTCAAGGGCCTTTCGGCTTGCTGTGACCTTCTCAAGAGCGGCTTGCTCCTCAGGGGTCTCAGCCATCATCGACAGGGGAGGGCGTTGAGCAGTTGCCATCGTTTTTCCTTACGGCCCAACGTCAGGATCAATGGGCGGATAGTTGTTCGGGTCGTAGATGTTCAACCCAGTTGAAGTGGTGCCCGTTCCGTATCCTGCTCCAGGGTTGTAACTAAGGCCGGTGCTTCCAATTTGTTTGCCAAACCAATCCAACAACTTGTTGCCCCATCCGCTCGGGCTTGAGAAGCCAGAGCCAATCAATGAACTAAGAGCGGCAACCTGCGAAAGCGGAGAAGGACCGTATATAGACGCGGGCCCCTTATATGTTTCTTCCGTCGTCGTCGGATAGGTGTATCCACGAAGGATCTGAGCAATGTTCTGAGCCCGAATGGTCGGAGCCTCGATCTTTGCCTGCTCAAGCGCCTGCTGAATGCCGCCCAAATCTGACAGAGTTTTCAAGCCAGTAGTGGTCGCAGATTGAATACCCGTGCCGATTCCAGACAGTGCATTTGCTGCAGAAGTCTGCCCCGTCTTTTGCCTCAGCGCAGCATCCAAAGCGCTTTGGAAGCCTGCTGCACGGTACTTGGACTGTTGACCCAGAAGGTCGGACTGAACATCCGCCAGGGACTGGCCTACAGCCCCGGCATACCGGCGGCTTCCGAAAGCACCAGTTCCGCCAAAAGCGCCCCGCAACTGAGGCAGGTACTGCTGTTGGACGTTCTGAGCACTTTGGCGGGCCATCTCGTCCACAACCGATTTCTCATACGGGTTGTAAAAAGCAGAGATGTCAGTCGGGGTGATGGCCGCAGCACCTGCTTCTGCTGCCTTCTGTGCAGAAGCCATAGGTGACTGAAAGGCTGTTAGAGCCCCAGGCGCAATATCAAAAGCCGTCTGCTGCAGGAAGGATGGTCCTGCCACCAACTCTGAACCAGGGACGTTAAGTTGCTCAATCCCCTTAGAGGCAAGAGCCGTCAGGTAGTCGGTCAGATACGACGGAGCGGTCGCCGCAGTAGTCCGAGACGTTTCTACATTTGGCGGGGCGATCGGATCGAAGAGTCCCATGGTTGCTCCTTTACTTCTTTGATTTTAGGTAGTCAAGAGGAGATTTCAAAGCGGCAGGAGGAAGATCTTTTGGACCTTTTGACCGCGCCCGATGACGGATAGAGTGCATCATCTCGTACAACTTGTCGGTTCCGGCCTTGGTAGAGCCGTTCCCCAAGGCAGAAACCACATCCGCCGGGAAGACAAACTCCCCGTCAGCAAGCCATGCCGGGATGTCGTCGGACTGGCCATCACCTTCCCCGGCAACGTGCTTTCCGTCCTTGAAGTCCTCTCGGCCGCTTCGGTGAGAAGGAAGACCACCTTCCTTGGCCAGGAGAGGAAGCGCCATGCCGCCTTCCTTGGCCTTCAGGGGCTCAACGTATCCGCCCTGGGCGTATCCGCGGTTTGACAGGATGTCGTCCACCGACTCTTCTTCTCCGTAGGAGTAGTAGCGGTCAGGACTTTCTGCAACAGTCAAACCTCCTGCGGGCTGCCCAAGGCGCTCGGCCAACAAGGCAGCAAGGCGGGGATCAATGTTTTGCATCATCGCTTCTCTTTCCAATTCGGCTTCTGCACGGCGCACATTGGCCAACGGGTCAACATATCCCTGAGTGGCGCGAGACTCAAGCATCTGAGCGGCAAGACGAGCGATCTCAGGGCCCGTGATCATCGGCGGGATCTGTCCGGCCCCGGAAGGTGTCGTTTTTTTACTGGGAACGCCACCGCCAAATCCACCGCCAGTTCCGGTTCCAGTGCCGGTACCTGTGCCGGTACCTGTGCCGGTACCTGTGCCAGTTCCAGTCCCGGTTCCAGTACCCGTTCCAATACCCGTACCGGTGCCTGTACCTTTGCCAGTACCAGTACCTGTTCCTGCGCCTGTTCCAGTTCCCGTACCTGTGCCTGTTCCTACGCCAGTTCCAGTTCCAGTTCCGGTACCTTTACCTGTTCCAGTGCCGGTTCCTGTACCCGCTCCAGTACCCGCTCCGGTTCCTGCTCCAGTGCCAGTTCCAACACCTGTTCCAGTACCGGTTCCAGTGCCCGTTTGAGTAACAGTCCCTGTTCCTGTCCCTGTTCCTGTCCCAGTAGCAGTACCGGTTCCAATACCGGTTCCCACCCCCGTGCCCGTACCTGTTCCAGTCCCCGTACCCGTTCCCGTGCGGTCAACATACCCTGCATTCTTCAGAGCAGTCAGCCCATCTTGACCCGCCAAATTCACGATCGTGCCTGACGAGACATTGTTCTTTGTGAGCCAGTCTGCCTTCTGTGCGCCAGTAAGACTGAACCAATCCCCAGGCAGATTCACTCCGGCGCTTGATGCGGCAGCAAAGGCCTCTCTTTGAGATGCCGCATCTCCTGCGGCAGTCTCGCCGCCCGCAGTTCCGCCTCCAGTAGTACCACCACCTGTGGTTCCTCCGCCTGTGGTGGCGCCGCCAGTCGTAGTTCCTCCAGTGGTTTCCGCCCCTGCCGCGCCTCCGGTGGTGCCTGCGCCGCCACCAGTGGTTGCCGCAGCGCCTGATGCGGCAGTTGCGCCACCGGTAGTAGAGGTTGCGCCAGTGGTTTGAGTCCTGTCTATAGGCCTGACAATCTCCGGCAACTCGGGCAGGGTGACATTCAGACCAGACGTATCAATGTTGGCGACGATATCCCCGGTTACTGGGTTTGCGTTGATCGCATTTTTCAGCCTAAGGATCGTATCCTTGTCGGCCTGCGTCGCGTTCGGATCTCTATTGATGCGATCTTGAAGGTCGTCAATCCAAATGGTGGCCCGATTCTTTTGGTCGTTCGAGTCCCAGGCCAACAAGCCAAAACCTTCATTCTGGCCAGTTCCGCCGCCGCCAAGAAGAGAGATTTTGGAAGCAAGAGGATCGCCCTCGCCGAGACCTAGAACGGCCGCATACTTTTCAAAGAAGCCTTGAGCATTTGGATCAGCAACGGAAGTCCCTGCACCTCCGGCTCCAGATACCCCGCCTACATCAGGGAAGGTGGTTCCTCCGATGGTGATGTCCATGCGGACATTGCCACCAAGGACGTTGCCGGTTGCATCAACAACGCTTGTCTTACCATCAGAGCCGATGATCGTGAAAGTGTTGGTGCCCGCATTTGCCACAACAGTGCTGTTGTCGGGCATCAAATCAGTGACAGAGGAGGGAATCGTCTCCCCAAAAGCGCCGTAAGTTTGAGTGACACGGCCATCAACTTTGGTGGCATCGGCGGCCAATCCTTGATAGTCGGAAGCATTGGTGCTGATCACGGTATCGCCAACAGTTACGCCGCCCGTGTCAGTCGAAGATGCGCCTCCCGAAATGGCTTCAGTTCCTCCACCAGTAGTGCTGCCTCCTGTCGTGATGTTCGAGCCTGTTGCAATGGTGCCTACATCATCTTCATCACCGCCTCCGGGCTCTCCTGCAACGATGGCGCTGTAGATGTCGTCAAAGTCCTGAACACCACCACCGGTGGCCGAATTAGCCGCAGCAAGGGCTTCGGTTGCTGTAGCACCGGCCCTGATGGAGTCAGAAAACACCTTGGCGCCCATGGAGCCTGCAGCATCGCCCAAGCGATCAAGAGTCCCGGAGTTGCTCAGGTCCACCAAGGAGTTCACAAGAGCGGACGGATCGCCAGAAGACACAGCAATACCGGCCCTGCCCAGATTGGCAAGGTCTCGCAGCGTTACGCCCGTCTCACCAACCTGCGTGTCTCCAATTTTCTTGAGGCCGCCCAGGTTTTCTTCTAGACCGCTGACTTGAGATGCGGCAGTTGCCGCTCCGATGATGTCGCCCCGACGCAGCGCATCCGCAGCCTTGACAACCGTTGCTGCATCTGACAACGCCTTGGCAGTTCCGGAACTAATGGCGCCAAAATCTCCGCCAACAAGCCCCAAGTCAGCGCCAACACCAAGAGCACCAGGGATCAAGGAGGTCAAAGCACCTATCTTATTGCCCATACTGGCCTGAACGGCCGCATTTGCGAGCATCCCGTATGGGCCAAACCCCGGAGCGACCATCGAGACGATATCGGCAACAGGCTTCTTCCATGCCTCGGAGTAGTCAAATCCGCTCTGAGAGATGGGATTGCCCGCGGCGTCAAAAGACAGAAGGATGCCGCTGTCCCCGCCGGTGAAGATGCGTTGCTCGCTGCCGGTCAGGTTGCCCGCATCATCGTAGGTGAAGGTCGTCTCAACCTTTTTCCCCGACAACCCCGCAGACCTCAGGCTCTCACTATCGGGAGTCGTGCCATCTTTGAATGCCTTGAAGCCTCCGCCAATCAAGTTGCCGGAGAAGTCATACGCCGTAGGCATGGAAGTGACGGTGTAGCCGCCCACATTGATGCCAGGATCGTTGAAGGTACTGGCCTCGCCTTGATTGAAGGCTTGGTTGTAACTGGCGCGAAGCCTGTCTGCCAGACCAGGATCTTGTGCAAGTGCCCCGGACAGCAAGTTCTGAGGCCCGGCAGTCGTTGCTGCAGAAGTCTTTGCGGCAGCAGGGGCCGCAGAAGGAAGTGCGCCGGTCGCCTGCGGTGCAGCAGCAATGTCTGCCATAGCCGACGCCCCTGTAGGAGCGATCGATGCAGGAGTCCTCCTGGTCCCAGTCTCGATGTCTCCGGTTGGAGTCGCAAGCCCTTCACGCGACAGGCGCATGAATTCATCCGGACTCATTACAGAGGGGCGATTGGGGTCCACGTTGTTGTAACGCATCGCTGCGTCAACATCCGCCTTGGTCAGGCCGAAGTTTTTCTGCGCACCCTCATAAATCTGGTCCATCGTGTAACCAGACCCAAGAGACTCACGGATAGCATTGAAGACGGGGCTGTACAAATCAGCGCCCACCGTCTGATACTTAGAATTTCCGCTGATGAGGCGCGTGGCATTCATCATCTCTTCGGCAGACAGACCGAACTTTTGCTGCGCCTCTTGCAAGTCCTGCAAATTCGTGATGGGGCGGTTACCCATCCACACACCGCCCGATTCGGCAGGTCCGGTGCCTACTCTGAGAGGAATTCCGCCAACAGATCCGACCGTTTGGTAATTAAGCGGCGTGCTCATTCCAGACGCACGCTGCCGCGCATACTGCTGCCAATACGCCGTCTGATCCGGGGCCGTCAGAGACTCCTGTATGCGGTATGCAAAGTTCGGGTCACTCGGCATATAGTCGACCGCGAACTGTGGGACACCCAACTCAGAGTAAGAGCCAGATCCGCCATATCGAGCCCACTGATCAGGGCCAAACATGGTCTTCTGTGCATTGAAGTGCTCAATCGCGGTTTGACGGGCTCCAGAGGTTGGTTGCTGCAACCCGCTCTGAGGTACAGGTAATCTGGTAGACGCAACAGCAGGCTCAGAGACTGAAGGTGCTTGCGTGACCGCAGACAAAGCACTGGCCGGTTGAGAAACGGCAGCGGGTTTGGCATTTGCTCCGACCGCAAAGTCAAACTGGTCTTCTCCAATGCCTTGGGAGATGGCCAGACTTCTCAAGTCATCTGGGGAGTACCCCATGCCCAGATAACGCCCTATCGTGGCGTTAACGTCTTCTTGGCTGAATTGGTTTGACGGCAGTGCCATGTCAGTTTCTCGGGTTGACAGCGCCGACTACCGCCTGCGCCCATTCTTGCCAGTCGTTGAAGTTGTAGGGCTCTGGAACGCCTTCGTTGGCAAACACATCAATTGATCTCAAGCCAACGGCCCAGGACTTCCAGTCCACCCCTACGCCAGGAATTTGCAACTGCTGAGGCGCGTAGAGTTCACACATGAGAGCGGCCCACGAGTCAAACGTGTGATACCTCGGATCGTAGATCAGACCTACGCTCATGTTGAGTACGGACGAGAGTCGCCCAGGTCTGCGTTAACGATGATTCTGCCCAACTGGTACGTTCCCCCGGCCACGTTCGACACAAACTTAAACCGAAGTTCTCGGCGCTGCTCGCGCATATCAATTTTGCCGGTCGTTGGAGAGAAGGTATAGGGGCCAGTGATCTTGTCCTCGTTTTGAGCGAACGGACGGCCCACAACATAGAGATCCATGTCGCCTTCTTGGATGAAGTCAGGCTCTACCCGCTCAATCCGCAGCCACTTGTTCTCCCCAACGGGATCAGGCTGCGAAGGACCGCCCGCAACCCATCCAAGGTCAGATGTCTCGAAGAATGATTCAATGGCTTCTGCGCTTGTGAAGGCCACCGCATCGGTACCCACTTCGTGTTGCCACAGGGACACAAAGTCCACAGTAGAACCAACCGTCAACTGAAATCCAGACCCCGCAGGTATGGAGGCAGACAAGGTGTCTCCAACCGTATACCCAGTCCCGCGGTCGTCGATCACAATGGAGATCACTTTCCCGCCAGACACCACAATGTCGGCTTTTGCGCCAGTTCCAGTCCCGCCGGTCAGTGCGATGTAGGAATACGTCCCGTTGGTGTAGGAGGATCCCGCATTTGCGATGGAGGTGTTCAACACCCCGCCTACGGCGTTGGTCTCCCATCCTGCATTCACAGGGAAACGGAAGACCTGAGAGAAGTACCCTGCAGACCTGCGAGCCCCAAGAGCCTCTCCAAGGTCGTACCAAGTGTTCTCGCGGATGTTGTAGATGATGGCGTCGTTGCACTCCTCAGAATTGCCGCGAGGATAGAACCACCAGATCTCCCCAAAACGAGGAACCTTCGTGACCCAAACCTTCTGACGCTGCGTGTAGTTCAGGTTGTCAAAGAACCAGTTCTGGTTCATGGAGTTGGGGATCTCCTTGACCACACCGTTGTACAGCAGGAATCGGTCAGTGCCGCACCAGAAGTACACGCCGTCGTACTCAATCACGCACTGAGAAGACAGGATCGAAGACTGGGAAGTGACAACGTCATACCGCCAGTATTGGGTGATCGTCGTTCCGCCCACCACGACGTTCGTCGGGGCATAGGAAACCCGAATCAGGGAGTCCAGGGACCAGAAAAGTCCTGATGGGGCGTTAGAACCACCGCGAACCGGAAGCCCTTGGACAATCTTGCCCGTGGCCACGTTCACTTCGTTGGCGTCAGCAGAAGTCCAGTCGTCGATGTTGCCTGCGGCGCAGTTCCTCAAAAACCCGTCGTTGCCGTAGACGAATACATACGGGTGAAGAGAAACCACTCCACCAGAGACAGAGACCTCGTTGTCAAAGACCAGGGTGACGTTGGAGCCGTTTGCCGTGGCGTTTTGGCTCAAGGTCAGGGTCGTCGTAGAGACAGCGCTGACACGAGTTCCGGCGGGAATCCCAGGTCCAGTGATAAGTTGTCCGGCCCCAATGTTGAGGTTTGCAGCAGCAAGAGTCACCGTCGCGGATCCCGAGGTGATCGTTGCCGCAACTTCAGTGAACACCCCAATCGGACGAAGGTTCGTCTGATCCAAGGGCCCGCAAAGGACAGGAGAGTTCGTGTCGCTGTCGATGTTGTTCAGGTCTTGCGAAGGATGAGCCAAGAGCAGGTTGGCGCCGCTTCCAGACGAGTCGGTGAAGGTGTCGAACTGCCACATATTGGCGTCCGACGGCGTGAAGCAACTTGAAGTCGTGGCTACCTGGAAAGAAAAACCTGAACCAGTTCCGCCAATCAGGGATGCCGCGGCTGTCAACTTGTCGTACACCAGATACCCAAATCCGGGCCCGGTGATGGTCACGGACGTAACAGCCCCGCCAGAGACGACGATCGTGGCCGAAGCACCCGATCCTTTGCCTGTGGTGACATAGGACAGCGGAACGCCGGTATAGGTGCCGTTGGTGTATGCAGACCCACCCACCAAGACATTGGTCGTCAGGATGGATCCGCCGAACGTGTAGTCGGTGATGCCCGATCCAGTCCCGTTGGCGTCCACAGGGATGACCTGCAGGCCATCGGAGTAGCCGTTGTAGATGTTATTGAATAGGTTTCGGGGCACCACATAGATGCCCCGAGACGGTCCCGCAATCTGGTTGGTGATCAGCCGGTACCCGCCGATCTTGCGAGGACGGCCCCGCTGAAACCTCACCCAACGACCATCGGTGTAGAACTCCTTGTCAAAGTAAGTTCCGTCCCGCTGAATACCGGGCTTGGTGTCGAGCGAGAAGACCTTCTTCGTCATCAGAATGCCCCGCCGGAGATGCCGGTGGTGAAGTTGCCAGACCCCGTCACATTGACGCCTGATGCATTGACATCCAAAACCAAGTTGCTCAGGATCGAAACGCCGAATCGGCCCGCTCCAGGACGATACACGCCCGTGTTGGTCTCAGAAGCAAAGTTCAAGGATGGAGAGCCTGCCGTGCCGTTGATCAAACTCAGAGAGGTTGCGCCCGCTTGAGTCGTGTTGGCGTTGTAGAAGTTTGTCCCGTCGCAGATCAGGGTGGCCTGTCCACCAGATGGAACCACGGCGGATGCGCCACCAATGATGCCTGTGGTGACGGTCAGGGTGTATCCGCCTGCGGAAGTCTGGTTGGACACCACATAGAGGTTCACCACCGGGGGATAGGTGACCGTGACGTTCCCAGACAGGGTGCCGGTGTAGAACTGAATGACGTTTGAGGCTTCTGAAGCCGTCAGTGAGTAAGCCCCACTGGTCACCGGCTTGGTCAGTACGCCGAACTCGAATTGAGTGCTGACACCGTAGCCGATCGTGACGAATGCCGTACCAGTACAGACAATGAAGGCGGACTCTCCAGGAGCAAACGCCTTGCTCGTGGCCCCATCCAGTAGTTGTGAACCGGTGGTTCCGATCGTGACCGTCCCGGTTCCGTTGTTCTTGAACAGGAAGAACCAGTTGTTGCCAAGAGTAGACGCAGCAGAAAGCGTTGCCGTAGTCGTCCCGCCAGACCACACATAGGTCTGAGCCCGATCAGATGCAGCAAAGGTGTACGCCGCAATCAATGAGGCAGTCGGGTGGCTCTGGTTCAGAGTAGACCCGGTGGCCAGGAGACCGTACCCGGCCAGGGAAGCAGCATCAGCGGCAGAAGTGCCAGTTCCGAATGCGATGTTGCCCCAAGTTCCGTATACATCCGGGTTGGCTGTGATGTAGATGTACTTTGCTTCACCCGCGGCGATCGTGATGATCGTGCTGTTGCCGCCGTAGGTTTTGACCGTGAACGAGTTCGAACCCGTGTTGCGGATCAAGGCATCGTTGCCGACCGAAGTCTGGTTCGCGGGCGGCATATAAAGAGACAGGCCACTCGTGGTGGCCGTCACATTCATGATCCGCGCTGCGAAGTCGTCCGTTGCGTTGCCGTTGATGGGCCACTGCAGTTGAGTGTTCGCAGACAGCGTAACGGCCCGGAAGGAAACATCCGTCGGCTGAATGACTTGGCCCGTGAAGACCGAGTTATAACTAGTCATTTATCCACCTCTTCTTCGGCGAGTCTCTTGGCTTTTAGAAGAGCCTTCGTTGCAATGTTTGAAGCGCGAATCTTGGCCTTAGTCTCTTCCGTATGCTTTCGGCCCAAGAAACTCGCGTGCTTGGGTTTCTCGGCTTCTGGCATCTTACGACCTAGCAGAGACTGGCGGATCTTCTCTTTGGTTTCATCGCTCATAGGCTTACGAGAACGAGCCTTGTGGGCGACAGACATCTTGGCCCTTACTTCTTCCGATGGCCTTTTGCCCGAGTTCTTGCCTTTGTTAGATGCGCTGATCTGCTCAATCTGCTCTGGAGTCCACTTGCGTCCCTTTGCCCAACCAAATTTTGCAGAACGCTCCTCAGCAGTCATGGAGGCAGAGTAAGACAACATAAATTCGCGCCGATGCTGAATTTCTTCCTGAGTCAGGGCTCGTCCTACAACTCCATCGCCACCATCTGTCAGGTTGTAGCCATACGGAGACTTAGTGTTGTGCTGCTGAATGAGCATCCGCTCAAGATCACAGGCCGCCTCAAAGTCAAACGCATCACAGATGTGAGAGAAGATGAAGCCGTCTTTGCCATACTTCTTAATCGCAGCATGAAGCGCAGGAGCACTTCCATTGGCCGAGATGTGCTGATGCCAACGGCGCTTCAAGTCCTTGGCAATGCCAACGTACTGCTTGCCGTTGGCTTTGTTCGTGACGATGTAGACGGCCCAAACAGTCATGGTCAATCCTTAACTGTCTACCGCGACCGCTTGACGATCGGCAACACGCAACTTGTCTTCAGCCATCAAGGTCTGCATGATCGCGTCGTACTGCTGCTGCCACATCGGCATCCGCTCGTCGTTCTTCAGGAACGGCATCGCCTGCAGCAAAGAACCGTACAGCAACGCTTGAGGCGCATATATCGTGAACCAGTTGGTCTGGTTGCTGCTGTCCAGGGGCTGAATCCGCTCGTAGTACAGCACCTCGAAGTTGTAGGCGGAGTCCGGCGTGGGCGCCACCATCCAATGGGTGTAGTCGTAGTCGCAATAGAACTTCGGGATCAGTTCTTGAGCCGGATCAGGCCAATACTCCCGCAGGTACTCGTACCTGCGAAGCAGAACTGGGTAGCGCTTGCCTGCAACGGTGATGTTCATCGATACCGTTTTGTGCCACCGGGCAGGTTTGTCGATGACGTTAGCGCCCTGCACCATCGCACTGGTTTGGACCGTCAGGTTTCCCAGAAACTTGATCTGGGAAGCAATAACCTGCTCGGCGAGCATGATGAACAGAGGAATCTTGTCGAGCGTCGCTTGGTCGGTACGCTCCAGGTAGGACTGGATGTTTTCGACCAAACTGTCGTAGGTCATGACGGCTGCGACTGTCATATCACCACACCTTTTTCTTGATCGATTCGGGCTGAGGAACGAACTGTTTTCCCTGCTTCATCCCCTCGCGCTTGGCTCGGGTTGTCGCCGCGTACTCCGCCGGGGATAGTTTCTCCCGAGCAGTTTTGGGCAGATACCTTTCGCCAGTCGCCTCAGGGCCTTGAGTGGAGGGCTTCCCGGACCTAGTTCCCCAGTCCTCTTTAGTCCACTTTGAGAGCGAATTATCGGCACTTTTCGGCCCCTTGTAACCCCCTCCAGAGCCTTTGTATCTCTGAGTGGCCAATTGGGCCTTCCGAGCACTCCACTGACCGGGCTTTCCGCCCTTATCGGAGGCTTTGACCGAAGCGACGATCCGCTTCCACTTCTCAGGGTTGGTTTTGACGGCAGAACTCATGTTTACCCCATCAAAGAGACTTCGGCTTCACGACGACGGACCAGTCCAGGCAAGACTTTCCCCCCTGCTTTGGTCCATAGCATCAACTGCTCCTTTGCGCCATCCCAGTCCTGAGCGTTGATCTTGCGCCTAAGGGTGGAGGTTTGAAGCCTCCCGACCCCTAGGTTGTAGCAAAAGTCCACGATCGCATTGAACCTAGCCGGATGCGCGGCCAAAATGGGGCAGAGCCTCAAAACTCCAAGAGCATAGGTGTGGCTCAACTCTGTCATCAATAGAGCATTCGCCTCTTCCTTGGTTACAGGAGCGTCGTTAAGCGTAACCTTGGCTCCAGAAGCGTAGTAGGTGCTGCCATACCCGATGGTAGGAACACCGGCAGGGCAGAGGTAGGGTTTGCTCCTAAACCCCTCAAACCTGCGGCAGAGTTCTGCTGCGAGGTCGAGATTCATAGGCCACGCTGCTTCAAAGTGCGGTCAAGGAACCAATAATTGATGGTTCCGGACACCAGAGCCATGAAATCAGCCGTCATCATGGTCATGAAGACTTCCTTGGGCGAAGCGCCTGCCATCCACGAGTTCCAAGCAAACCATAGGTGAATGAACGACCACAGCAGGATAACCCAGTAGGTAACCACCGGGCGGACTGAAGCGGACAGAGATGCTGCCCAACCCCCTGCGGCTTTCGCCATCTCAGCCTGTTGGTTGATGGCGGCGTTGAAGGCATCCATGACGCCTGTGTCAATGGCCTTGTCCCGCTCGGCCCCAATCTCAGCCAACTTCTGCTGACCACGGATCTGCTCCAGTTCGCACTGGCGGTTGAACATCAGTAGTTCATGGCTGCGTTCATTCTTCTTGTCGAAAAACTTCAGGACTTCCGGGGCAAGGCGGAACACGCCTCCAAGGAGGGAGCCGAAGATACCGCCACTGAGTAGTTCAAGCATTTCAGACTCCCAAGGCTACGAAAAACAGAAGCACCCCGACCGCACCCACGCCGATGGAGGCGTAGAACAGGCTCAGGGTGACAGCCAGGATGGCCGCAGAGGACAGGACGATGGCAAGTTGCAGCGCCATGCCGGAGTAGGAGTAGTAGGGGGACTTGGCCTTGGCCGCATCACGCGCAGCCTCTGCCTCACGGGCCATGACTTCAATCTCCACCATGTCGTCCTTGAGCCGGGTGGCCTGCTTGTCGAAGGTGTCCGCTGACTTTCCGCCCTGCTCTGCCGCGATGGAGTACATGGATGCACGCACATTCTTGGTGCCGTACCACGTCCACAGGTTGTTGGCCGCTATGGTTCCGTTGAGAACAGCAGATGAGTTCCGTCCGGCAAAGTAATTTGTAACAGCAAGGAGAAGAGCAAGGATGCTAATAGAAACCGCAGCAAGAGCCTTGACATGGGCCTCCCTTTCCGACCGGCTTGCGCCCTCTGGGGGTTTCTTGAAACTCATCTCTGCACCTTATCAATGAGGTAGTAAGCAAGCCCAATTAGGGCAGTAAGAAGGAAGGCAATACCCGCACCGTACTTGGCGTTGAGCATGAAGTTCTGCTGCCGTAGCCGGTGCTCGCGCTCCTTTTTCTCGCGCTCCTTCTTCAGCCGGATGCGCTCCATGATCATCTCGTTGTAAACGCTCTCACCGTAGTGAGCGATGATCAGAATCTTGAGTTCGTACTCCTGCTTGATCAGCGCCTGCTTGTGCATCGTGATCTGCAAGGCTTCATTCTCAATGCTGTCGTCGTGCAGCAGACGCTTGAAGACCGAGGGCTTCTTGTTGGCCTTCTCGGTGGCGAGGCGGTTGAAGTCCCCAAACGCCCCATACCACTTGCCAATCTGACCGGCAACATCTTGAATCTCGCGGCCCGTGGCGACGAGTTTCTTAACGGCCCCGAACGCAGCATTCGCCGCTGATACTGCCGCGAGAATGCCGGTGATCGGTTCCATCAGATTCCCAATAGGTTCTTCAGGAACAGTGCCGCCACGCCGGGACCGAGAAAGACAGCAGCAATGGTTATATAGAGCAGATGCTCAATGCGCGTCATGCGCTTGCTGCCGTCCTCTAGGCGTCTTTCAATGGCTTCGTACCGCTGAGCGCAAACCGCTTCATGTACGAAGAATTTGGTTTCAACGGTTTCTTCCATCACTGCACCGTTTCATCCTTCACTTCGGGCACCGGCACCTGTGGGGTGGCCTGCTCTTGAATGGCTTGGACGATCTGAAATACCTCTTGATAGGGCCGGGTGCCCAAGTATTGCAGGATGCCGTTCACGAGGCCCAAGGTCAGGCTGATGGGGGTGTCGTTGGTGGGTTGCATGGTGTGTTCCTGTGGTTAGGCGGTTGCGGTGTTCATCCAGGGCAGGCCGGATGCGGTCTTGGGGGCTTGCTGCTCGGCAATCGAGGCGTCGTATGCGGCCTCCATCGCAGCGAGTTGCTCGTCACCCAATGCGGTGCGAACCCAACCGTCCACGATGGATGCGGTCAGGTTTTCGTAGGCAATGAAGCCGGGGTCCGTAGGGGCTTTCTCGGGGAACGACACCGTGCCGTAGGAGCCTGCGGTAAAGCCGTCCACGGTCTTGCTTGCGCTCCAGTGGGCGACATACACGGTTCCGGTGTCGATCTTTCGATCAAGTTGGTTAATGGTGATGGTGATTGCCATGTTTAGGCTCCTTTGGTTTCGAGTTGCGCCACGCGTGCGCGGAGGGATTGCAGTTCGGCGATGATGTTTGCGATGAACTCCGAGTTGCCGTAATCCATTGCCTGCATCTGTTCGCCATCCTTGGTGCCGGTGGCGACTGTGGTGCGCGAGACTTCTTGCGCCTCGTGCGCGATCAAACCGACGAAGGTTGAACCGTCAGCCTTCCAAGTACCTTCCACGGGCTTGAGTGCGTCGATGTACGCGCCGCTGTTGGCAACCGGGCCAGTGATGTTCTTCAGGCGGTAGTCAGATGATGTGTTGTAAGCCGTTGAGGTCGTTGTCGTAGTGATGGTGCCGACCTGAGTTGCCGGCTCATACACAAACTGAATTGCGGTTCCTGTAGTTGCCGTAGTGCCCACACGAATACCTTGGGACTGACCCGAATAGTCGCACCTGATGCGTGCGCCGGAATCACTCGTAGTCCCCACCAACAGATTCCCACCCTGCGTCAGCGTCATCGCCTGCGTGAACGAGATCGGGTTTCCTGCGGTGCCGGTGGGGGCGGTGAACCACTTGTGACCACCATCTCCAGTATCCTGTGCGTAGTACAGGGCGCGGTTCGTAGTGAGGTATTTCCAAGCAGTGTCGTAGAAAGCGTTATTACTCAGCCAAGTGAATCCGCCCTGATTGTTCGTCAGCGCGGAGTAGTTGCCGACCTGCACCGACCGGATGCCACTACCCCAAGCACTCGGCGTCACCCCCAGGCCGAGGTTGCCTGCAGCGTCGAGGCGCATGGTTTCTACAGGGCTTGACCCAGTAAAGAACCGCATATTTAATGCATACGGGCGCATATCCGTATAAGCACCGCCGCTGCGGTTGTAAGTTTGAATAATCCCGTTTGCGGGGTCAAATTCAAACCCCTGCGCCCCTGCGTTGGACACAACCAGTTTGTTTGCAGGCGAACTCGTCCCAATGCCCAGGCCGGTAGAGGTCAGGCGCATTTGTTCGGACGAACCGAGTCTGAACACCTGCGGGATAACGCTAGATGAAGTATTGAAATCAAGCGTTGCCGCGTTGATTTTGATTTCGCCAATGTTCGTGCCGTCTGTTGACGCGAAACTTCCGGTATTCAGCAGAGCGCCGCCTACATATGTCAGCGCACTCCCCGTGGTCAGCACCTTGCTGCCATTGAGGTACGCAACTCCGTTGGCGGTGCCTGCGGAGAGGGTGGGATTCCCACCGAGCGTCAGCGAAGTCCCATCAAACGTCAGGTTCGCGCTGTCCGTCAGGTTTCCACCCGTGGTGGCGTAAGTCACCCGGCCCGAAGTCAGGGAGGAATCCGTGAAGTTGTTGGCCGTGAGGGTCGTGCCGTCGAAGGTCAGGTTCGCGCTCTGAGCGATGGCGCTCGTGGACGAGGCGTAGAAGACCCGGTTGGCCGTGAAGGAGGTCAGGCCCGTACCGCCGTTCGTCGTGGCGAGCGTTCCGGCTACCGTTACTGCTCCAGTTGTCGCGGTGCTTGGGGTCAGTCCGGTAGTTCCGAAACTGATGGAGGCGACGTTGGTGACAGAGGAGGTCTGCGCGATGACGCGCACCACACCGCCGTTGTCCTTGTAGAACAACTTGCCATCGGCCGCATTCAGAGCAAGTTCTACCCCAGAAGAACTGGTTGTTAAATTACCCGCAGAAGGAACATTCCCTGGCGTAGTAGAACCATAAATGAGGATGGGAGTATAGTTACTTTGGGCCATCTCAATTCCTTTCAGATTTTCTTGCGGCTAATGTTGCCAGTCTTGCTGCAATTCTTTTCTTGACTTGCTCGGAAGACTGTTTTTTGCCCTTATGGGTGGCAGATATTATCGCTCTGTGCTCATCAGACATGGTTTTGCCCAAGTGCGCTAGAGAGATTTTTCTTTTTGTCTCTTCGCTAAGAGATTTTCCTAAATGAGCGTTCCGAATGCGTTGTTTTTGATCGGCAGTCAAGACTCTTTCTTTGTTTATCTTTGAAAGATATTGTTTAGTTTGCTCAGAGTGTTTTCTATTTAGGCTCTTTAGCCTAATTTTTTCCACTTGTTCTGGCGTTGGCTTGCGGCCCTTATTTATAAGGCTGATCTTTCTTTTCACTTCTTCTGTATGGACAAGCCCTGTTGCGCCTTCTCCGCCAAGAGTGATGTTTGCCAACACAAAGCCCATATCCCGAAAGCAAGCAATCAAAAACTTCTCATGCTCAAACGCCTCTTGCTCCGTCTTCCACTGAGCCAAAATTTGTACTCGGTGGTCTCCGTACTTTGCCACGATCCTGCGCCAGTGGATGTTCCTGCCCTTCGTCGACCACGCACGGCGCCCATGACCCTTCCCGATGTAGAACACCGAGTTGTCAGGCTTGAAGTGCGCGTAGGTGTAGAACATGGCTCAGAACGATCCACCTGCGATGCCGCCAGTAATCTGGCCTGTACTGGGGTTACAGGTGATGGATGAGTTTACTAACTGGGGAAGATTTCCAGTAGTAGCAGAAACGAAGGTCAGATAGTTTGTGGCGTTCGTTGAGTTCGCAGTGATCGCCGTGTTCGTTGCATTAGTTGCAGAACCAACTGAAAGAGTGGATTGATTGACATACTGAGGAGAACTCGCCCCGGCAGTCAATACTTGTCCGGAAGTCCCAAGACTTAGGAAGGTTGTCGCTCCAGAGCCCGTGTTGTACGGCAATGAGCCTGCTGCGCCACCTGAAATGTTCGTTGCAGCGCCCACTGAAAGGGTGCTTTGAGCCACATATTGGGGCGCGGATGCTCCTGCCGTCAGGACGAAGTTTGCTGTCCCCAGGCTCAGGAAGGTCGTTGCCCCTGCACCAGTCTGGTACGGCAACGCGCCCGTCGTTCCTCCTGCGAGGTTCGTCGCAGTCGTGGCCGATCCAACCGACAGGCTAGACTGGTTCACATACTGCGGGGCCGTCCCGGAAGAGGTCAGAACCTGCCCGTTCGTGCCAATCGCCAACTTGGAAAGCGTCGTAGTCCCAGTGGCGTAGAGCAGGTCTCCAACGGCGTAGGAGGCAATGTTCGTACCACCTTGGGCTACTGCAAGCGTCCCAGAAGTCACCTGAGATGCAGCAATCGCAATCGAAGTGCTGACCGCTGTAGTGATCTGACCCTGGGCGTTGACCGAGAACACCGGAACGCTAGAAGCACTTCCGTAAGACCCGGAAGACACCCCAGTGTTGGCGATGTTGAAGGTGTAGGCCGGAGACTCAGTTAGTCCAGTTCCGGCTGAATAAGTCAGCGGAGCACCGAACTGCGAGAAGACAATCGCCGTGGTTCCGACCGTGATCGGCAGCGGTGTTTGCTGCACCCAGGAGGTATTCGCTAGAGTCGATCCTGCGGTGATCAGGAAGAAGTCACCGGCATCGATTTGATTGACCCCGGTTCCCGGAGTATCAAAGTCGGTTGCGCGGGTCAGGATGAAAGGAGTGCTTCCGTTACCCGCTTGGGTGACCGTGTAGACCCCGTTCTGCGCCTGACTGGCTTGGTTCTTGACCAGGATTCGGTTGGTAGCCGCAACAAGCGTGCTGTCCACCGACAAGGCGCCATTCGCCGTTGCTGTCAGGGTTGCGCCTACACCGGAAGCCCCGTTGCTGTAGGTGCAGGACGGAAGAGCCGTCGTGGTGGCAAGTCGGCAAGCCTGATGGAAGTTGATGCCAGTGGCGATCGAATCCGCGTAGGTCTTGTTGACGATGTCGTTTCCATTGACCGGAGCCGTGGTGATCGTGCCCGAGGTCATCGTCACCGAAGTGAACGTACCCGCGGCCGGTGTCGTCCCGCCGATGATCGTGTTGTTGATGGTCCCGCCCGTGATCGCGGGCGTAGCAATCGTAGGACTCGTGCCGAAGACCAGAGCGCCAGAGCCGGTTTCGTCCGTGACCGCGGCGGCAAGGTTCGCGCTCGACGGAGTTGCCAGGAAGGTCGCAATACCGGTTCCCAGACCACTCACACCTGTGGAGATGGGAAGCCCCGTGGCATTTGTCAAAGTACCCGAGGAAGGAGTTCCAAGGGCTCCTCCGTTAACCACCACCGAACCGCCAGTGCCGACGTTGACAGCCAGAGCAGAGGCAACGCCAGTTCCCAGACCAGAGACACCCGTCGAAATGGGCAGGCCGGTCGTGTTGGTCAGAGTTCCAGACGAAGGAGTCCCAAGCGCCCCGCCATTGACGACAAAGGCACCCGAAGCACCTACATTGACTGCTAGGGCGGATGCAACTCCCGTCCCCAGGCCGGATACGCCGGAGGAGATCGGAAGGCCCGTGGCGTTGGTCAAGGTTCCCGAAGTGGGGGTACCCAACGCAGGGGTGACCAGGGTCGGGGAGTTGAACGTGCCGTTGGTGACCGTCTTGCCGGTGAAGGTCAAGGACGACGGCAAAGATAGCGTGACGTTCGTAGTTCCCGTCGCGGTGATCTCGTTGGCCGTACCAGAGACAGACGCCACAGCCCCGATACCACTTGCGGTGATGGCGACGTTACTCGCACTGGTGATCTGGCCCTGTGCATTGACAGCGATCTGCGCGACTTCAGTGGCCGAACCATAGGTCGCTGCCGTCACACCCGTGTTGGCGATCGAAATCGTCCCCGTCGTGGTGATCGGGCCGCCCGTCAAACCAGTGCCGGTGTTGATGAGAGTCACACCACCTGTCAGGGCGAACTGATTCCACCCACTCAGCGTGTACCCTTCAAACGTCGCCAGATCGGTGTTATAGCGGACCATGCCGGTCACGCCTGCAGACCTCTGCGCCGTAGTCCCCTTCGGCAGGGTGGTAGAACCAGTTCCAGGGAGGATCGGGTTGTCCGCCAACCCAATGGTCGGATCAGCAGAAGCGCCCGTACCGTTCGCTACGTCGATTTCTGAGGCTGTACCTTGGATTGCCCTGAACGTGACCGCGGAAGGGCCTGAGAGGGCCAATAGACCCGCTCCTGAGGCATTTGCAAGCGACAGGACATTCCCAGTCAAAGAGAAGGTCGGATTCCCAGAGACTCCATCCCCGTTGGCGATTGAAAGCCCTGTAGTTCCAGAAGTCAGCGTCCTGCCAGTAACGGTGGTGCTGCTCGTCTTGACCTGAATGCCATTGCCAGAAGCAGCAAGGCTTGCCGCGGCGCCGGTCAGGTTCAGGCGAAAGAAGGACTGCGCCCCACCATCAGAAAGGATGAAGTTCGCATCCGTTGAGAAGTAGCGGCTGTTCGGAAGCGTCGGCTCGTTGTTGACCGTCAGGAAGGTCTGCGTCTGAACCGGTGCGTTCGCAATGGCAGAAGTAGTCGTCCGGACAGTGAGCCCATCTTGGACAACCGGCACCAATTCGGTGCCAGTCAGGGGCTGCGCGGCAGGAAGGTTGGTGATGGATACATTGGCCATTACGGTTGCACCTCAATGCCGTCCAAGTTCCCGTTATTCTCAGGTGTATCGTTGTTCTGTTGAAGCGACACGATCACAGATCCCGCAGTATCCACCGCCAGTCCGTTGGGGTCTAGAGCCACAGACACATCCGGGCGAGGAAAACGCAGGTTAATCCGCTCAGTCTTTCTCGCAGGCAGGCGATAGGGGTCTTTCTCGTCGGCGCAGCCCTGCTGACAGACCTTTAACCCAGGGAAGTTGAAGTCCGACATCTGCTCGTCCATAGGACGCTTCATCTTGCAGCGATCACACACGAATATTGCAAGAGATGCGTTGCCTAAGGTATTGAGAAATACTGGCATTTAATCTCCAAATATTATCGTGTATATACTGAAATATTCGGCGAAAAATATATAGGAGATTTATCTCTTTCTTCGGCTTCTGCAAGAGCCAAATATTTTTCTGCCTGCTGCTCCAGGTATTGGACGCGACCGATGTCCACTGCAGGCAGTTCCAGAGACATCTGATGGGCAAGCATATTGACCACAGCAAGGTACCAACGCTGCGGAATCTGCAGTTCATCGGTCAGATCACCCACATCCATGATCTGTTTGGAGTACCAGATCGTCATTTGGATGAAAGGATCACTCGGGACCGGCCACAAGTAGATTTCCGGCTGCGGAACCGTGCGGTTGAACCAGAACTGGTACGGTTGATTGGCCGTAAAGTTCTTGTTTGGCAGGTTTGTGTAGTCGTCGCGGTTCAAACGGCTCATTGTGATCTCTCGGGAGTTGTTCCCGACATAGAACTCACGCAAAGCCAGGGTCGTACCGCCCGAAGCACGCACCCGGTAGTATTGAACGCTCTGTCCAGGGTCAATATCAGTCCAGATCCACTGGTTGTCGGTCACGATGACCGTCCCCAGGCTGTCCAGAGTGCTCCAAGTGGACCCATTGGTCGAGTATTCGAGCGTCAGAGTCCAAGAAGCACTGCCCCCACCGGCCACATAGGGCAGGATACCGATCGATCCGGCATAGATCGGGTTGTCCGTGCCGTAATTGATGCCGATGTTGCCGTTCGGGCTCGTCTGTTGGGTGTAGGTGTCGATGTTGTTGTCGAAAGCGTTGGCGATCACACCCCCTGCAGAGGTTGTATACCCACCGAAAGCGTTCGGAGTGGGCCGATTCATCTGCCGGTATAGGGCATTGAGCACATCATTGGCCCCGATGGGCAGCGAATAGATGTACTTGTTGGCGTTCAGGCCAATGACTTCCTTCTTGATCGCCCAATACTGGATGCCGATGTTGATCAGGTTCGTCAGAACGAAGCCAAGCGACTCCCGAGCACTCAAAACTTGCTCAGAAGTCAGTTCTTCGGCCAGTTTTCCGCACCTTCTGGCGGCATGGTCGATCAGCGTCTGGACATTGAAGACCTGTCCGTAGGTGTCTGAGTAGGACATTTGATCTCCTTCAGAAGCCTGAGCACTTCCAACGCTTCATTGAAGCCCTTGCGCGGCTTCCAGGCTC